GTGGTTAAAATAAAAAACGATAAAGGAAATAAAGACACAGCTATAAGAATTAAAAGTATTCAAGCGAATAATCTGTTTAGGAAAAATAATGGAGATCAAGATGCGTTTTTAGGTGCCGGTAACGCAATGATTAATAACAGCTTATTTGCGGAATACATGCGAAAGCACGGAGTAACAGTAAACACGAGAAACTTTAGTTATGATTTTATTATTATGAAATTTGATTTCGGAATCAAAGGGGATGAAAATATTCCTAAGATGACAGAAAACGAATTACGGCATTATTTTTACGAGAATGGTGCAACTGTTACATGGGAGTCTTATGATAAAGAAGGCAATATAATAGAAGGGAAGACAAAGCAAATTCATTATAAAATGCTCATGCGCAGCACAGGTAAAGCCAAAGAAGGAGCATGTATATTTATCTGTGAAAAATTACATAAAAAGGCTCTCGATTATATTACCATGAAATTATATGATAAAATGCCGTTTAATAATGCCAATATAGTAGGGCTATCGGCATACAGCACTTTAATTACTGCTACAGCAATAGACTATATTTCAATCCCTTTAGCTAATATTTTTGTAGCAAAGGACGAATCGGTTTCCACCATGAAACAGGCTCTGACTGTGAAAGTTGAAAAAGTGCAAGAAATTAAGCAGAAATTGGATTATAGCGAGACTGAAAGCTATATTAACCAGTTTAACCTTACGTTTTATAAGATGAAGCAAAAGAACGACCCCAATTTAAAACAAATCCGAAAAACAAAAGCTGCTTTGATTGAGAAAGGTATAGAAATTGAAGAATGCCCTGTAAAAGAAGAAATTGAGTATGTAGAACGGTGTTATGTTGAGCGCAAAGATGAGGAATCAGCAATTGTTAATACATTATGGGATGGCATGGGACTGATTGACGATTCGATATTTCCGGATGATATGGATGGCTTTATCTATTGTAGAAGTCACTTCTTCAAATCCTGTCTCTTCAGGGTAACATACAGCAATACTTTAAAGATTATTACGGCGACAAATTTGACCATGCCGTTGTAACTGATATGTTAGGACGTGAGATAAAAGTCTCAGATATAAAGGTTGTTATAACAGAAAACTCTTTGAAATGGATGAAATTCGTTGATTTGATGGGAGGAACCTGTGAGTCGGCCTTTATGTATTATAATAAATTTATGAAGAAACATGGGGAGAGGTTCGCTATAGTAAAAACGGGACACAGTAGTAAATGGGGGGAATTACAAAGAAGTTCTTATCAGATGAATGGTAGCTTGCCGACTACTGATGAAGATATTTTAAAAGAGGTTGCGAAAGTAAGTATTGATTATTGTAGTAATTTGAAGCTGGACCATAATGCTTTTAGGGAACACTTGAAAATTACAGGAACATCAAAATACAGCTTTAATAATGTATTGTTGGCGCTAGATGACTGGAATGAAGACTTTAAACGTACAAAATACTTTAATGATAAAAAGGTAGATATCATTAGTCGATTTAAAAAAGAGCGCCTTCAATTGGGAAAATTATTACAGTATGGGGACAATCTGACGATATGTGGCAATCTTGTTTCTCTGCTAATGAAAGTTGTTGGAAAGGATTTTTTGCAAGAGGAATGCTTTGAATCTATAGAGGATGGAATCCAATGTTATACGCCCAGATTTAATGAGGGCGAGAGGATTGCGGGTTTTCGCAGTCCACATAATTCACCAAATAATATAGTCCATCTTATTAATGTTTATCCTCCATCCATACAAAAATATTTCCCCAAATTAGGAAAAAATGTCATTGTTATTAATGGTATTGGCACGGATGTGCAAAGTCGTTTAAATGGTCAGGATCTGGATACTGATGCAATATATGCCACTAATCAAAAGCAGATAGTTGAACTGGCGAGGAAGGCTTACAAAGAATATCCCACCATAATCAATGGAATCAAAAGTGTGGATATTAGCAGCTATAATAAAAGCATGGAGTCATATGCTAAGATGGATAATGCGATATCCGCTTCTCAATATGCGGTCGGATATGCTAGTAACATAGCTCAGTTAGCATTGAGTTATTACTACGATGGTGGAGGCAACGACCGTGAAATAGAAGATATATTTATAATTTGTTCTGTATTGGCACAGGTGGCGATTGATTCTGCTAAACGCAATTTTGAAATAGAGGTAGAACCGGAATTATCAAAAATCAGTCATTTCGCATGTATGAAGCACAAACCACAATATCCGAGATTTTATGCGGGAGTTCAAAAACTTAAAGCAAAATATTCAAAAAGAAGGAGAGTTGAAATGTTGGATTCTGATATTGGAGATTTCAATTGTCCTATGGATATTATATATCGAATTATTGATAAAGAGGTAATTGATTTAAGAAAAAATAAAAATTTGATTGAAGAAACAATATCTCTAGGGACGTTGGTTGCAGATGCGGTGGATATCGAAAATGTCGATAGAAAACAACGCCAAAAGGTTATTTCAATTGTTAACGATTATTCGAAGGTAGTTGGTTCTGTAAACAGAGAGCAAAAGGATTATCAGAATGTTCGTGAGAGGGAATTTAATGCATGTATGATGAAGCTGAAGAATATGACGATTAAGAGAAATGTCATGCACTCGCTTATCCAATATGCTTTCGAAAGGGAGAATGCTAAAATACGTGATAATCTCTTAACGGTTTTATTTGATAAAGACCAAAATATATTTTTGCAGTATTTTAAAAAAACGGAAAAAAAGTCCACGCTAAACTCCTAAAAACCTTGATTTACAAAGGTTTTTAAAATCTACCTATGAAGATAGGAATGAAAGGAACGTAAGCTAAGTAATTCTCATCATTTAAGCCAGCGTGTCTATCCAAACGAGGCACGCTGGTAGTACGAAAATATAGTAGCATGTAAAATGATCTCAGACATTTTTTGTTTCGTCTGATATCAATAAAATTTACAAAAATAGTTGTAATTTAAAAGGAGGAAAACAGAATGACACAGGAGAAATTAAGAGAGATATATAAGGAGAGACTTAAACGAGAAAAGCAGACCTATATTAGCGAGCAATTAAAGGTTGGCGCATGTGTCTTATCGCGTTTTAAAGCAGGTAAAATCGAATTATATCCCCATCTGGCGAAGAGGCTGGAAGACTATTTAACGGCAAGCCAAAAGTAAATCTGACGAAAAAGATTCAACAGGGACAAAGAAAACACGTTCGATTCGTCTTTACTCTGCCGGGGCAAGATGGTATAATTTTGGTAAAGATACAGTGTGCGTGTAGGCTGCTGTATATGTTCTAGGAAGTGGGGGTATGGGAAGAAAAATTATGTGTCATGAATGCAATACAGTATTTGACGAAGACATCTTAAAATCTAAGAATAGTGAAAATACTTGCCTGGTCTGTGGTGCGAATTTGAGTGGAGATGAAAAGGGTGGGAAAGATAAACTAGATGAGCATTCCGATTGGATTACGTGGTGGTATTATGGTTTTAAAAAGAATAACGGGAAAACAACAATATTAGATGATGAACCGATAGATTTAGATAAACACGGAGATAAAGTCTTCCTTATTAAGGAATTTAAAGCAGCACCGAGAGATGCTAATGGCTCAGATAAAGCGAAAGAAATTCTACGCACCTACATCCCAGACGCATATGCCCCGGCAGCTGGGTATGCAACCGTTGTAAGAGAGAGTTTTAAGAACAATTAGGAGTCTTCGCGTTACCTTATACAAGTAAAACTTTTTAGTGTATGAGTTGTGGTTAGGTGTTCTAGGAGGTGAGAGTATGATGTATTTTTATAATGTTGAGATGTACGAAAATGAACCAGAACTTAGTGGCGTTGATTTCTGGTGTACATATTGCGGCACTTGTGGAGGTCGATCATTAGAACTTGATAAATTCGACGAGATTGTAGATGGTGAATACGTTATCCTAAAGGATGGTGTTACATTATCTTGTAGAAAATGCGGTAAAGTACACGAAGATAGGAAAATCCTTTACAAAAAAAAACCAGTAGATCCAACAGTGAACAATATTCCCCACTGTCCGATTTGTGGCTCCACCCAGTTACAGAAAATCAAAACCTCATCTAAAATAGCGGCAGGAATGACAGTAGGAGTCTTCGCGTTACCATATACAAGTAAAACGTTCAAATGTAAAAGTTGCGGGTATATCTTTTAAAAACCAATAATTAATATGAAACATTTCAAAAAGGCACTTTTAATTAGGTGTCTTTTTTGTATGCAAAATAAAGGAGGAAATATATTTGAGTAATAATAATTTTAATCTAATGTTGCAGGCAATGCTTGACAAGGTAAAGAGCATTGCAAACATAAAAAGGGATGTAAAACAAATTGAAAAGTCAATACCGCCTATCAAGTTACAAGGTGATATAGATTCTAAAAAGGTTCAAAGGCAAATTGCTAATAAGTTGGCAAAAGTCCCAGTGACATTAAAAGTTGATGCCGATACTAAGCAAGCCGAGAAGAAGATTAAAGAGTTATCTAAAAATAAGCAGGTAAAGATTAAACCTAACGTAGATACGACCAGCATTAATGAGGCTGAAAAGCAATCAACATCTTTCTTCGGCAAACTTACGAATAATATTGCTGGTTTGAATGTATTTCGGATTATATTTCAACAGATTAATCAGGCAATTAGAGCAGCCGTTAGTAACGTAAAAGAATTGAATACGATAAAAACTAATATTCAAATGGCCTCTAATACAAGCGGATTTGAAGTGGATGGTATGTTCCAGTCCTATAATAAGCTGGCAAAGGACTTGAAATCTACAACAATAGCAGTTGCAGAAGCAAGTAATGAGTTTATAAGAATGGGTGAATCCGTTGCAAATACAGATACTCTAATCACAAATTCACAAATGCTTTCTAAGATTGGAATGATTAATTCGGCAGATGCGGCGCAGTATTTAATATCGAGCATGAAAGGATATCAAATTTCTGCAAAAGATTCAGTAACTATCGTTGATAAATTAACCAGTGTTGATATGGAGGCGGCTGTATCAGCAGGAGAGCTTGCTGAAGCCATGAGTAAAACGGCAAACTTAGCAAGAGTCAGTGGCGTGTCCATGGATAATTTAATCGGATATATTTCGGAAGTCGCGGAAGTAACGCAAAAGTCGGCAAGTGTAGTAGGCACAAGTTTTCAGTCGATCTTTTCACGTATGGGAAATATTAAACTCAATAAATTTATTGATGATGACACAGGCGAAGATTTATCCGACGTAGAAGCTGTATTAGGAAGACTTGGAATTAAATTAAGGGAAAATGAAACCACATTTCGTGATTTTGATGATGTGTTAAAAGAGACGGCGTCCAGGTGGGGAGAGTATACAGACGTTGAAAAGAACTCAATAGCTGTCGCTTTAGGCGGCACGCGTCAGAGAGAAAATACTATTGCTTTACTAGAGAATTTCGATAGGGCGCTCCAATTATCGGAAACGGCCGCTAATTCTGCCGGGACATCGCTCAAGCGTTATGCAATTTATCAGGATTCTATTGCCGCTAATACAGACCGCTTAACTGCTGCGTTTGAATCATTATCAATGAACACATTTAGCGAAGACTTATATAATGATATATTAAAGGCTTCCACTAGACTGGTTGAATTTGTAGATAAGACAAACTTACTTAAAGGTTCATTAGCCGGTATTGCTTCTTATGGTGTTCTAAAGACAATTACTGCTATAGGGGCTGGTATGGTGTCAGCAGCCAAAAGTACGGCTCAATTAACTGCTGTAATGAAGATGTTTGATAATGGGAAAAGTAGAGAGAATTTAAAAGCAATTGGAGAGGCAACGCTGGGGCTAACTAATAATCAATTGAAGTTAGTATTATCTACAAAAGGATTAGGCGATACACAAAGATTACTGATTTTAGAGGGACGAGGAGTAGAAAAACAGAATCAACAATCCACCCTAGCGACATTAGGCTTCGCTCAAGCAGAAGACAAAGCAACCCTCTCAACCTTCTCATTAAAAGGTGCATTAAACTCACTTAAGGCAGCATGGGCGGCAAATCCTATTGGTATGTCAATAATGGCAATAACAGCCGCTGTTTCTGTTGGAACAATGGTGTTTAGCAAATACAAGCAGTCCCAGGAAGAATTACAGCAGAATACCAAACAAGCTGCACAAGCCTATGCCGAAGTATCCAAATCAATTGAGTCATATGCCACACGCTATCAAGAGTTACATACCGCATTATTGCAGGCACGAGATAACGAAGAAGAGACATATAACATAAAGAAGCAATTACTCGGTTTGCAGATTGAACTGAACGAGCAGTTTGGTGAGGAATATGGAAAGGTAAACCTTCTTTCAGATGCCTACCGTGACCAAACAGATGCAATCAGAGCTTTAAATAAAGAGGCTGCCCAAAGATATCTTAATGAGAATGAAGAGGGTATTAAAGACGCAACGGAAAAAATGACTAAGAATAAGCACTACAATCTTAGTTACACGGGAATGGTCGGCACAACAGATGAAGGTAAGGGACTGTTAGAAATTGCTGAAAAGTATAAGGATGCCGGAATTACCGTGAACGATGAATTGGGGACAGGGGACTATTCACAATTCTCAATTCATCTCTCTGCCAATGCCGAGGATGCCTATGATACAATTAACAAGTTTGAGACGGATGTTAGAAATAAGGCTAAAGAACTAGGCAATGAAAATATTTATGATGATGTACTTGAAATATCATCAAAAGAACTTAATCGTTCCAAAACAATTATTGATGATTATGGAGAACAGTACAAAAAGGGATTAACAAATCAGATTATAGTAGATGAGAAATTATCCCCACAGTTTGGGATGGCAATTCAGGCTGTAGAAGATTATAATGAGGCGGTTTTAAAGAGCGAAGACCCATTTAATGATGAAAAAGTGCAAGCTGCTTATCAGAATTTACAGCAGATAAAATCTGGTATACAGGATAATGAAGAAGAATGGGGAAAATACGCGTCCATAACAGGTGAAGTGTTTGAACAAGCCAATACAGAGGCTTATGAATACGCAGAAAAACTGAAAAATGGATCATTCGATAAAGGAATTGCTGAAGTGGCTGATAAGACGGCTACCGAATTAAAAGCAATCTATAACGCGGGCGATGCAGATAACCCATTTGTACAGCTTGTACAGGGGGCAAAAGAGTATAATCTGGAACTTGAAGATGTCATCTCGATTTTAGAGCAGCTCGGATATATCCAAAAAGAGACTTTTTCAGATTCAGGAGAGGTGAAATACGATTCACTGGAAACAATGATTAGTAACGTGAACAGTCTGTCTGAGGGATTTGAGTCACTGGATAAAATCATGGCATCCATTAAGGGAAAAGGTAAATTCGACTTCTCCCTATTGGACGATAATAAGTTTAAAGAGAATTTTTCCGGTTTAGGGGAGGCTTACACCGATTTCATTTCCCAAATATCCGAGTCACCAAAGGATATCGCTGCTTGTCAGAGTGCTTTTAATGAATTGCTCGGGGCGTGGATTCAGTCTGAAGAGGTTCTGAAAAACATTTCAGATGAAACCTATGATACTACTACAGCAATGCTTGAAAACATGGGCGTAACAAATGCAGCAGAGGTAGTAACAAATGCACTTGCAATTAAAAAAGCGGAAGCGGCATGGGCAACGGAAGACTTATCAAACAAAACACGGGACGAGATTTATTCACTTGCTGATGAGATTGGAATAGTAGACAATGCACAAGATGCGTTTTTCTCCTATATCGCTCAAAAAGCTCTGGATGAGGCGATAAATACAACTGGTGACATCAATGCTTTAGCGCAGGTTTGTAAGGCATTAGGCTTAGCGGCTGATGCATGGAAAAGATATTATGCAGCTAAGATGCAATTGGCAGACATAGCTTCCGGTAAGTCGGTAGCAACTCCACATGGTTGGGGAGGAGAGTTATCAGTTGATGATTGGAAAAAACAACTGGAATCCACTCAGGCCGAAGCCTTTAAAGATAGCGCTCAGAAGCTTGAAGATATGGCTAAATCAACTCCTGAATATGGCGGCGGTACTAAAACAGGCAAATCAGGCGGTGGCGGCGGTTCCAAAAAAGCAAAAGAGGAACAAAAGAAAATCCTTGACTGGATACCGGCAGCATTAGACCATGTTGAGAAGGAACGGCAAAAGGTTGCAGATATCATAGATGACGAGAATACAGCATATGAGAAGCAGTTGTCCCTTATGAACGAATTGCTTGCCAACGATGAGGAAGTAATACGGGTAAACAAAGAAGCACTTGATATCTACCTGAGCCAGTGGGAAGCAATCCGTCAGAAAATCATTGAGGCATTTGGCGAGACTGAAGGGAATGCACTGATTGGAAAAATCATGATGGGGAATACCTCTCCTGAAGAGTGGAAAGACGAGTTCAGTTATGCTCCCGACGATAAAGCCATGGCTGCTAAGATAAAGCTCTTGGAGGATGGTTCGGAATATTGGAAAACCTACATAGAGCAGGATGAAAAATACAAAGACAAAGTAAAAGAACACTCCGAGGATATTAAAAAGCAGTTTGAAATCCGGGTTAATATTATTAAGGAATCACTGGAAGAGTTAAAATCCGAGATGAGTCAAATCGAGTCGGAAATAAACCTGAAAGAAATGACAGGCCGTATTATTACAGAGTCCGATTACCGGGATATGATCAATCTGGCAGATGACCAGATAGACTTACAGTATGAGCAGATGGATGCCTTAGAGGAATATTTAGACGAATTGGACGAAGGAAGCGCCGAATGGTACAATGTCAAGTCTCAGATATCAAGCTGTAAAGACGCCATAAGGCAATGTGAAGAAAATCAGGCCAAATGGAATGAAGAAATTCTGAATCTCCCTGTCCGGAGAATTGAGCGGTATTTGGAACTGCTTGGATTTATCAAGCAAGACCTCAGCAATTTCATCGATGAGCAATCCAGCCTGGGGAAAGATATTTCACAGGAGCAATTACAAAAACTAATTGAATTATCCTCTAAGCAAATTGATAAGCTGAAAGAAGAACACGAAGAACTGGTTAAAAAGCTGTCCAATTATGATTATGGCAGCGACAAGTTTAATGAAGTTCAAAAGAGTATTCAGGACTGTGAAAATGAAATGTCCTCTCTCATTCAGGAGCAAATCCAGTATAACAAACAAATCTTGGATATCCCCCTTAACAAACTCAATGATTTAAAAGACCAGCTATCGAATATAAAAGGTGCATTGGATGGTGTTACAAACGATTATGACACAGCCATTTCCGCTGTCATAAATACGGTTGAAAAAGAAATCGATAAATATAATGACATGACAGAGGCGGCAGAAAAATCCTATGAAGCCAGAATCAAACCATTACAGGATGAATTGGATTTATTAAATAAAACCAATGAGGCACGTCAAATCCAGTTGGGAGTCGAGCAAAGCCTGTACGGCCTGGAACGGGCTAAAAACCAGAAAACAACACAGGTTGTAGAGAATGGCGAAATTGTTTACCGGGAAGATATCGATGCTGTCAGGAATGCCAATAAAGCACACGAAGATGCACTATATAACAAAGCGAAATATGAGCTGGAACAGCAGATTAAATCCTTGGAAGAAGAACGGGAAGCCCTGTTGGAAAGCTACGACGAACAGATCGACAAACTAGGTGAAGTTAAAGACAGATGGTCGGAAATAGCCGATAATATCCGGATAGCGAATGAGGCTGCTCTCGCATCCGAAATCTTCGGCTCTGGTTGGGAAATCAAAGTCACGACCGGCGAAGACAAAGATATCTTTGATGCAATGGTGAAGAATTATGAGACGGTAGAAGCACAGAAGGAAATGTACCAGAAACAGATTGATGCGACTGAAAAGGTATCGTCTCTTATGGAGCAGTACATTGCCGCATTCCAGGATGGTTCCATGAGCTATCAGGACGTTCTGTCTAAATTCGACGAATTAATTCTCGCTGCAAAGGACGGATTTTCATCTCAGGAATACCTTGATGCGATATTAAACTCGACCGGTAATAAAGATACGGTATCTGCACTGGAAAACATTCAGAACCAGATGTCCGGTTCCTATAATGATTTTAAGGAGTATCTGAAGGTTGCTAATACAAACAGCGAAACAATTTCAAAGTACACTTCTACGTGGGAGGAAATCAAAAAGACCTTAGAGGAACAGCTTGCTACATTAAAGAAGCTGGCCGAGGAAGAAGCAAAAAAGGTAAGCAATTCTAAACCATCGTCAAGTGGCGGAGGTGGGAAAGGCCACTCTTCTTCAAAAGGCCCCAACTGGAATACCCCGGATGGACCTGCCACTGGCCCAGCTAAAGAGATTGAGGAGAGGGAAAAACAAAAGAAATCTCTTCCGGCCTATAAAGATGGCATTGAAAATGGTGCGATACAAAAGGAAGACTCCGATGTTGTTAAAAAGCTCAAAGCTCTTATGACGGGTAATCACGATGACAATGCAGTTCCTATAATTGCTCATCCGGGTGAGGTTGTACTTAATGAAGAGCAGCAACGCATGCTTATAAGCAATTTCGAAAATATTCCGGTTTCATTACCGACGCCACCACAATTTGTCTTTGCGTCAGATTCAGTTGATAGGCTAAGAACATTCAATTTTAATATGGGTGATATCAACTTGAATAGTGTAGATAATACCCAGAAACTGGTTGATACGCTTTCCCGGGAATTTGAAGGGGCATTACGCCAGAGTCTTTCCAAACGTTAAAAGAAGCGAGATATACGGTGAATCAAGTAAGAGAAAGGCGGAAACAATGAACTATTCACAATGGGCTACTAAATTAGCAGATAAAGTAACAGTACAAATTTACGAAATGATTAAGAAGAATGAGGGATCAGATAAAACATTTACGGCAAGGGTAACAGAAATTATCTCTGCCTATAAAATTCGTGTGCAATATTGTGGTAGCTCTTACACAGTATCAACAACTATTCCATGTTCTGTCGATGATTTCGTACGAGTTTGCGCTCCTTGCAATAACTGGTGTGAACTGTTTGTCGTGGAAAATAAAACTAAAAGAAGTAGATAAATTTTTTATAAATAGTGGTGCTACTGCTGGACGGTAGCACCTTTTTATATATGTAATAGAGGTGTTAATTTGTGAATTGAGTTAGAGTAAATTCCAGTGCGGGACTAAATTCCACCAGCCACATTCAAAAAATGTGAAAAGTTTACTTCCAGTCCGACAGCAGATTTTTATAAGTTAGTTCGTGATTGAAGCGGCTCAGCTTAGGCGTCAGATTAACCTCATCGGGTGAAACACGCTTAAGCTGAAGTGCTTTCACGGTGTTTTCACCGAATGATTCCAACGCAGAGTCATAAGGTGTTTTACATCCAGACTATTCCTGGGAGTGGAGTTGATATGGTTCACAATCATATTCACATCCCATTGAGTCGGATTTTTACACAGGTATTTGGCAATGACCTTGAAGGAATATCCTTTATTCAGAGAGTTTTCAATGTAGATACGGTCATCAAGGGGAAGATGTTTCTGGTTACCGGGAATATAGTTGCTCATTAAATCTCCTCTTACTGTTGTCAGAAGGAAAGATGACCGCCTCATTAAAGAGAGAAATATATAGTAGATTATTGTCTGACGTGGTAAAATAATATAAATAATGTTCTGAGGTTTTTTGGAAAAGAAATATAAAACGAAATGGGAGATATTAAACGCAGACGTGTATGCTTATGCAGAAAAGATTAATTAATTTTAGTATTATGATATAATAAAAAACAACTTATTATAATGGGAGGACGAGAAGCAGAGTGGGCATTGGACGGGAATGAATATATTCGGCGTTTTGCAAGCGAGTTTACACGCCCCAGAGGTGTTTGGTGTAAGAATGAAATGCTGTTTTCAGAAGAAGCGAATAATGTCAGGAGGATTAAATATGTCAAAAGATGCTATACCCACAAATGATAACCAGGAAGACTGTATCAAATCTCCATGGTTTAAGAGTAAAACAGTAGTCCCGCACAACCTGCCGAAATCTATTGATTACAAATTTGCATGGAATGAGACAGGACTTCTGGAGGTAGACGGCGAAGAACCAGCTTTAGAAGAGCCGAAAGAATAAAATATTTATAACGCATATCGACAGGGTGAAATAAATGAGAAAAGGATTTTGGAAAAGTCTATCGTATGAGGATAAGTTTGATAGAAAATATGCTTGTTGGACACAAAATCATAAAGGATGGCGAAAATATAAACGCAATAATCGAAGAACAGCAAGGCGAAAACTAAAAAAGGTATTGAGCTTATGAGGTTATGGACAATCCAGCCAGTAGAGGTATGGACAAAACTAGTGTCGGACAAAGTATTTCATTGTGATCCTGAAAAATCTGTATTAATCAGTGATGCAGATGCAACGCTTAGTTTCAAGGAGCCTTATGACTGGATAGTACGGCAAATGAGGCAGCGCATTGGCGAGGAACCAGAGGGGGTTAAGTACCCGATATGGGCTTGGCATACTAGAAATTGGGAGCATAAGAAACCTGACCTTAGATGCTGTGGATACAATGAACCGGGGACTAAATGTGTATGTATTGAATTTGAGATTGATGACAACAAGGTATTGTTAAGTGATTTTGATGGATGGCATTTCGTTTTAAGTAATGGATATTATGATCAGAGTGGCTCCGAGGATGAGGCAGAGCGATTAGATAAATGGCTAGATAGTTTACCAAAGACAATACGACAAAAGGAAATTCTGAAATCTTGGGAGAAAATATTTGCTATTACACCATTAAAATCTGATTGGTGTCCAGTTGGACAATATATACAGGCAACATTCTGGGAGCTGAGGATAGAACAAGTAACAAAAACTCAGTTCTTTAAGGCAAGGTAATACAATGCAGTGTAGTCACATCAGCTGTCCGATATGTCGATGTGATATCGTTTAATATAATGTAGAACACTTAAGGCGATATAGTAATATCGCCTTATTTTAATATGAGAATTATATATCAAAAATAGATCCTACTCTGGCAGATCTGTATCCGGAATGGATCGTATATCGAGGAGATAAGAGCTGGAAAAGCAACGGACCAAAGAATGGTTATTTAAAAGTGCAGTCAAATGTAATCAACCATTTTTCAACAACAAAACCCCGAAACACCTTATGAAATAAGGGTTCCAGGGCAATCAAAGAGTAGCGGAAGGGAGATTCGAACTCTCGACACTACGGGTATGAATTAATTTTTAGTCAATTTATAAATTCTGTGTAATTTTCTAATTTCGGATAAGTCCTTATTTTTCAATGGTTTCAAGCTTTTTATGATTTTATAAATTTGCATAAATTTTGCAGTTTTAATACCTCTTTATAAATTCTGTCCATAAATAGTCCATAAATTTTTAACCGTGATTTCGATATAATGCGTTGGCAAGAGCGTCCGATGCGCCGCGATCAGCCGTCTTTAAAACATGCCCGTAAATATTCCCTGTGGTGCTGGCCTGGGCGTGCCCCATGCGGCCAGAGACAGTCATGATATCGATTCCGGAGTAGAAAAGGATACTGGCCTGAGAGTGACGGAATTTGTGTGGATAAATATGGGGAAGCCCCTCTGCAAGCTCAAACCTCTTGCACCAGTGATTCAGGCTGCTTGGGTTCATAACTTTTCCGTTGCTTTGAATGAACAGATATTCCTCTTCATTGTAACCCGGAATGCCGAATAATGCCAGCTCTTTTGCTTGGGCTGCCCGATATTCTTTCAGTAGGGTAGCCATTTCATCAGAGACGCTGATGAGCCGGGACTTTCGCCCCTTAGGGCTGTCGGCGTACAGACCAGCCCCCTTTACCCACTGGATATTCCGGTCAATGAGAATTTGCTGTTGTTCAAAATTAATAGAACTCCAGCGGAGTCCGAAGAGTTCTCCCCGGCGAATCCCTGTATCGACCAGCAAACAGATCATAACACGATATTTCAGGGGATATTTGTCCAAGGCTGCTCGGATGTGGATGATTTCATCGATCTCAAAGAATTCAGCCTCTTTCTTCTGGACAGTAGGGACTGTTGCCCGGTCGGCTACATTCGTTGGCACGGAACCTTTTTTGTATGCTGTCTGAAGAACAGAATGAATGAAGGTATGGTAATGGTTGATTGTTTTGGCTGATAAGCCATCCTGTTCTCCCAGAATAACTATATCAAACAGAGCAGAGACTTTTTTCCCCAGGGCAGCAGATAACTTTTCTGCGGTGGAAAGATTCACATGGCGCTGTTTCATGGCAATGCCCACAGTGGTAGGGGTAAGGCCGGTAAGGTCACTGAGAGCCTTGTTTGTCAGCTTTTGTTTGTTTCTCTCAGCAATTAAGCCTTCTTTTGCTACGGCTTTTGTATCCCTGCGGCCTTCTTTTTGAAGCTTTAAATAAAATTTGTCCAGGTGATTGGCGGTAAGCTGGTCTAATCGGATGTGGCCAATTTCGTCGTCGATGCGCGGGAGCAAGCTGTTATAGAATGCCACCGATTTTTTCTTGTTGGAAGACTTTAGGTCAATGTAATGCCGACAATACTCGGAGAGTGTGCTGCGGTCAACAGCGACATTCCCTCTTTTACATTCTGACTCGAATTCTCCCATAGCTTTTTCCAAGGCTTTTTTAATTGCTTTTTCTGATTTGTAAGTTTCTGGGATTTTCCAGGACATTGTATAAGGCTTCAACTTCTTTCCGAAGCTGTCGCGGCCGCGGAAGACCTGAATCTGATAGGAGATAATATTTCCGTCTTTGTCTTTGTATGGAACTGCTGTTGCCATAATATCATCCTTTCTGTTGTGATATCACAACTTTTGAGTATAAGAAATACGCCCCTTGCCAGGACGCACTCTGGATGATATAATTTATTTGTGAGATAAAATATATCTTTTCGGTGCGTCCGATAAGAGTATCTATGTGAAAGCCGTTCCAGTTGGTAGCTGGGGCGGTTTTTGCAATTGAGACAGGTTTGTTCGCCTCATTCGACCAGGTAGTATTCAAATACTTCCAAATGAGGGTTAACTTGTACATAATAATTATCTACCATTACGCCATACTCATAAATTTGCTGGTAGCATTCTAAGGCATCTTGAAAGAATTCTTCTGACACGCCCAGGTAATTTGCTATCTCGTAACGATTAGAACAGTGGTGTTTATATGCATCTACTATACCATGCATGCCGATTCTTTTGTTATACGCCCATAGACGCGCTCGGCGTTCTTGTTTGCAACTGTCAATCGTATCCAGTTCTATGATTTTTCCCACAGTGGTGTGATAATGGCCCAGCTCCTCGGCCAGGACGTCAGCTTTCTGGGCTATGGTTGGGATGTCCATCCGGATGGCGATACGTTTACCTTTAATGCGGCCATCGCTGAGCGGGAGTGGGAGTTCCTGAACTTTCAGCCCTTGCTGCTCTGCCTCTATCAGTAAGTCCTCATAATTCATAAAATCACCTACTTCCACAGATCATCATTATCCATCATATCATCTTCTTGCTGCTTTAGCTCCTCTGTATGTTTCTCCGGCGCGATGTCAGTGCGGCTGTGGGCGGCGTCGGCATCTAGGTAGGGTTTATTGGCAACAGAGTTTTCCATAAACATTTGCTTCATGGATTTTTTTAAAAGTTGTTGTAAGCGCTCTTTAAAAAATGACTCTGCGTCATTTATAAAAGAATCACAGTCTTCCATAGAAGCCTTGAATGAAATATCCTTATTTTTAAAAAGGGCAGTGGCTCTTCCATGTCCCTCATTGATAGGGTCAGCTTCAAATAAGATTTTGTATGTCCAACCAAGGGCTTTCAACTGACAGTCAAATGCATATTCTCTATTAAGCCTAGTTTGAATTTCGCTATCTTCGACTAAGCTCTCGATAGTGGCAGGAATTCCTTTATGCTGTAGCGATTCGTACTTACCTACTAATTCATAATCATGCATGCAGGTAACTACATCATTATCGTGTGTTTTGATAATAACCTCATCCGAATCGTCAGAAAACAACATTTTATATCCGGAAGATTCTATGATTCCTTGTATTTCTTCTAATGCCGCATCAAATCGAAGAATGTTTTGATCTTCATAATTATTACGTTCCATGGGAACATCGTAACCCATGAGCCACGCCTCATCAACAGATAATGCCTCAGCAATAAGATTTAGATTTTCCTGTTTCGGTTTATATCTTCCAGTAATATAGGAACTCATTTGACCTTTATCTATTCCGGTTTTCTCTACTAATTCTGATTGTTTCATATCACGTATTTCTAATGCTGCCTTTATTCGGTCTTTTGTCTCAGCCTTTTTCATCAAGACACCTCCAATTTTTAAAGAAATCTTTAAGCTAAGTATAAACTAAAGTTTTGAAAAAATCAATATATATTTACTAAAGTTGAGAAAAACTTTAAAAAATAGTTGACATTGAAATTGTAAAATGCTATGATATGTGAAGTTGAGAAAAACTAAACAGAAAGAGGTGAGAAGAATGAATAGAGGCTCATACGACTATAGAAAACTTAGAGGAAGAATAAGGGAAAAGTGTGGAACACAATCAGCTTTTGCCAATATTATCGGACTATCAGATGTATCTGTGAGTAACAAGTTAAATAATAATGTTGAGTGGGGACAGGAGGAAATAGAGAATACTATATTTGCATTAGATATACCGCCAAATGAGATACATTCATATTTTTTTACTCACAAAGTTGAGAAAAACAAAACATAAAAGGAGGGCACATGAACGATTTAATCAGAATCACCTACGATACAGGGCAGCCCACTGTATCAGCGAGGGAATTGCACGAGGGGCTGGAAGTTAAAACTGCTTTTAAAGATTGGTTCCCGAGGATGACAGAATACGGTTTTACAGCAGAAAAAGACTTTTGCTCAAAAACGAGCGAAAGTACCGGAGGACGTCCGGCTATTGATTATGACATCACTGTAGACATGGCAAAGCAAATATGCATGATCCAGCGCTCGGAGAAGGGAAAACAGTATCGAGAATATTTCCTTGCATTGGAAGGCGCTTGGAACTCCCCGGAGCAGATTATGGCAAGGGCGCTACGATTTGCTCAGCAATCCATGGATGGGCTGAAAGAACGCTGTAAGTTTCTTGGTGGGCAGATAGTAGAGCAGCAAAAGGTGATTGAGGAATTACAACCGAAAGCTTCTTATTACGATATGATCCTTCAGTGTAAAGATTTAATTTCCGCAACAGTTATTGCGAAGGACTATGGAATGTCAGCAAAGAAATTCAATCAGATGCTCCATGATTTTGGCATTCAGTTTAAACAAGGCGATACCTGGGTTCTCTATGCCAAATATCAAGGACATGGGTATTTAAAGGCGAAGACACATAATTTTGCGGATGCGGACGGGGTACAGCATTCTAAAGAGCATTCTTACTGGACACAAAAAGGTCGTTTGTTCTTGTACGATTTTCTGAAACAGAATGGCGTGTTACCGCTGGTGGAGTCTAATGGTGCCTGAAAGAAGTGTCAACAGAGAAAAGGAGCGTGAGAGCATGGTACAAATGCAGGTACCAAACTTTTGTACGATCGCCGATGTGTGTAAGAACTTTGGATTTACGTATTACACAGTTTCATATTGGCTGAACCACGACTTGGTGAAATGGATTCCAGCCGGGACGAAAAAGCTTGTAAACATGGAAGATTTAAATCGATTTCTGAATGGAGTGAAGAACGAAGGTTAGGGAGGTGATACCAATGCACAGACATTATAACAATGGCCCTGCGGTCGTCAAACAGGCCAGAGAGGCAGTAAAAGAGTCAGAAGCGGACAAGCAGGTAGAGCGGATGACCAACATGATGGTATGGATGGCATACGGCTGGATTGTTGCCGCGGGGGTGTTTCTGCGGGCGGCCGGGTGGATGTAAATCAGAGGAGGGAAAGGAATCATAATGAAAAATATATTTGAAAGCGACAAATTTGACATCCAGGTCATTGCCCAGGGAACATGTCTGGATCACCTGAATGACAAAACCTACACAATCGAGACCGTAACATTCCGGCTGAACCATGTCGCCTTGAATGCCTGGAGCGATTCGGAAATGATGAATTCCCGTGATTGCTATGAGACGGATAAGGAGTGGAAACACCAGGAAAAGTATAAGGTGAAGCGCTACAACGTGAAAAGGATGATTTTGGAAAGCCTGGGTATGGATGCAGAGCCGGAACGGATATCAATTTGTCAGGTAGTATCGGAAGTGTTTACGGCTGTACATATATCAGAGATAACAGGGATGGAGAAAGAAATAGAGCCCACCGGCGGCAACCGGACAGGCTCAGGAACATAAAAAATAATTTCACACCCTTATTGTAAGGGATTTCTAGGAGGATTGCAAGGATGAGTTTATATGAATTAACAGAAGAGTATGCAGCATTGCAGGAAATTATGTATGACCCGGAAGTAGATGAACTGACTCTCCGGGATACATTGGAGGCGGTTTGGGGAGAAATTGAGGATAAGGCAGACGGTTACGCTAAAATTATCATTGGCATGAAGTCTGATATTGAGATTTTGCGGGAGGAGGAAAAACGGCTGGAAGCCCGCCGCAGGCATCTGGAGGCCCGTTCCCAGTATCTGAAAGACACCTTGGAAGCAAACATGCGGGCCGTGGGAAAGACAAAATTCAAGACACCGCTGTTCTCGTTCAATATTCAGAAAAATGGTGGTCTCCAGCCGCTTGTAATTGATGGCCTGATTGATGATATCCCCGGGAAGTACCTGGTTCCTCAGCCGCCGGTAGTCAATAATGATGCAGTTCGGAAACTGTTATCTGAAAAGCAAGTTGACTGGGCACACCTGGAACCGCGAGGCGAGAGCCTGAGGATCCGCTGATGGATGGCGGAAAGATTACACCCTTCCGGATGCAGATACTGATGGAAATTGCAGCCCGTGTTGTGAAAATTATGGTGACGGGAGCCTGGCATCTGACCTTCGAGGAGATGGAGATTGTCCTGGGGATGATTCAGCGTGAAATAGAGGAAAGCAGGAAGAAAAACGGCGAAAGAAGCGAGGAGGATACATAAATGTTTTTGAATATCACAGCGTTAAAGAAGATTTTGACGAATTCGTACAAATCAACCGGACTGACCGTAGGCCGGTTGCATCACCAACTGATAGTGTGCAATACCTGCTTGGGCTTCCAGATTGATGTGGATTTTGTTCCCAACAAGTTAAAGGGAATTCTGGCGGAGCTTATCGGGGACCTTCCGGAGGAGGGGGAAATCTATACCTACACCAAAGAGGGGCAGCAGGCAGAAATGGAGCTTGCACGATATGACTTTTATGAACGTTGGAGGGCCGCCAAAGATTTTGTCGAGAAAACGCCGGTCATACTGCGGGGACATATCAATGATTTCCGCTTGCTGCAGCTGAACAGCTCCGGGAGACTGATTGCAGTTTATAGGGAGTTTGTGGACTTGGTCAGCATGAAGGATCTGGAAGAGACAGAGAGTATGCCGGGGAGGCCCAATTACAGAGATGGAATTCTGTATTGGAAAAATGACAGCATGATTTATTTCGCCACGCAGACCGTGTTAAAAGAAGACATCGCTCAGATTCTACTCCCTGCGCTGGAGCAGTTCCGATTTACAGAGAAGACGATAGAAAGAACTGCGGAACCGGAAGAGGACCTGAAAGATGCTCTTCCGTATAGGTAAGGAGGAGACTATGGCTATCCCGGTATTAATTATTGGAAAGTCTGGCAGCGGAAAGTCTGCCAGTATGAAAAGCTGTGTAGGGAAAGATTTTAATGTCGTGAGGGTTCTGAATAAACCCCTTCCCTTTAAAGGGAAAATTAACGGATGGAATTCGGACGATTACCAGTTTATCCGCAAGGCGCTCAAGGGCGCTCCGGCCAAGTCGATTGTGATTGACGATGCCGGATATTTAATTACAAATTTTTTTATGCGTAACCATAGCACAAAAGGAAAGGGAAACGATGTATTCGGGCTGTATAACCAGATGGCGGATGATTTTTGGCGGCTTATCCAGGATACGGTTATCAATGAACTGCCACCTGATAAGATTGTTTATATCATCATGCACGAAGACACGGATGATTACGGGAATATAAAGGCAAAAACCATCGGGAAACTGCTGGACGAAAAAGTATGCATAGAGGGCCAGTGTACGGTCGTACTCCGCTGTGTGAACAACATGACAGAGCATAAGTTCATCACGCAGTCAGACGGAAGTGCAATCAGCAAATCGCCGGAAGGGATGTTTGAAGACATGGAGATCCCGAATGACCTGCTTCTGGTAGATAACGCCATTCGGGAGTATTACGAGATTCAGAACCCAAAGAATTTAGAGGAGGAAAAATAGGATGATAAAAAAACCACAAGGATATGATGCAGCAGCTGCGTATACAGGAGAGTCGCAGCAGCTTCCAAAGGGAAAATATGTATGTGTAATCAAGCAAGTAGCCGTCCAGGAATCGAGAAACGGAAATGACCAGTTTGTGATTCTTTATGACATCGCAGAAGGAGAGCAGAAGGGCTTTTTCCAGAAGCTTTTTGATGCGGATAAAACACAGAATCCCAGTGGTGCGAAGTGGCGCGGCGTATTTAAGCAAAACATGGAAGGGAAAGGTCTTAGTTGGTTTAAGGGGATTATTACGAGTATTGAACGCTCCAATGCGTTTGTATTTCCTTGGGATAAGGATGGCAATGAGAAAACGTTGGTCGGAAAGAAATTCGGTGGAATTTTTCGGCGCCGGCAGTATGAAGCGGATAACGGAAACCGTCCTGTCGTGACAGAGCTTTTTCGTATTCGTAGCCTGGATGGACTGGAGGAGGCGGAGGTTCCGGAGGACGAGCTTCTTCCGCAGGACGGCCGGACGTCCACGAATACGAATGTGTCGGTACCGGACAGCGACGGATTCATGAACATCCCAGAGGGGGCAGATGATGAGGGAATCCCATTCATGTAAAGATCCAGACCTCTATCGGAAAGTCAAAGAGGGGGTAGATATCAGCCAGGTAGCGGAATATTTTGGCTTTCCGCCGAATGCAAAAGGGCTGTCCCTCTGCCCCTTTCATCAGGATAAAAAGCCCAGTATGAAACTATATCCGAATGGAAAAGGGTTTTACTGTTTTTCCTGCGGAACCGGCGGAGATCAGATTAAACTGGCGGCGCTCTATCTGGGAGTTTCCAATACAGAGGCAGCGGAAGAATTGGCCGTTGCCTTTCAAATACCTGTATCGGTGACGGTCACATACCGGGAGAAGCGGGAGGCCGAATTGAAAATGAAGAAACGCTATAAATTGGCAGCCTTCCGGAAGCGGGCAGGGATGTACCTGCAGATGTACCGGATCCTCCTTTGTGAGGCCAGGAGGCAGCCGGATAATCCCCATTTTCTGGAATCGGTTCATGGACTTGAGTATATAGACTATTTAATTGAATGCCTGAAAGAGTGCCCGGAGGCGGTATACCAGGATGAAAGGGCGGTGAGAAGAATTGGAGAAATCGAAGGACGAATTGCTGAGTGGTATTTCTGCTCTGCAGCCGACGGAACCGTTTCCGGATGCGATTTTTTATCAAATTTTTGAGATAGAGGATAACGTGGAGCGGACACAGTACATAGAGGCATTGCGAAACGAGGCCCGTCGGATAAAACGTGCTACGGAATTTAATAACGTGTTTAAGTCCTTCATGCTTGATTACGCCCAGCGTCAGAAACAGACCGGGAATAAAACGAAGTTTACAGATCAGCCGCTGGAACTGGTTTGCGGAGAATGGACGGCTAATGACATGGGCGTCAGAGCCATCCGTTATGACAAGAATGCGATTCCTGCCCCCTTCCAGGCCTGCAGCCATCCCCTTCTTCCAGTAGAGATTCTGAAAAATGTGGACACGGCTGAAGAACGGATCACGCTGGCCTATTTTAAGTCCGGCGCCTGGCAGCAGATCACGGTAGACCGGAGCGTCTGTGCCAACACCAACAAGATCGTGGATGCCCTGAGCCAGTACGGGATTGAGGTAACATCGGACAACGCCAAAAACATGGTGCGGTATATCTCGGATTGCGTGGGCCTTAATCCATCCACCCTGAATCCCAAAAAGTCCATCAACCGCCTGGGGTGGGTGGGCAGCTCCTTCACTCCTTACGCGGATGACATTCGCTATGAGGGGGACATGGACTACGAAGTAATCTTTCGGAATGTGAGAGAATCTGGAAATTTTGAAAAGTGGAAAATCTTGTGCACCGGCCTGCGGGGAAATGTCCCGCTGCGTATGATGATGGCGGCCAGCTTCGCTTCCGTGATTCTGGAGCCGCTTAAGGTGCTGCCCTTTGTGCTGCATGTATGGGGAACGACGGGAACCTGCAAGACGGTGGCTCTGATGGTCTCCATGTCTATCTGGGGAAACCCGAAGATGGGCGGCCTAGTTAAAACCATGAATATGACCAAAAACGCTATTATGCGTAATGCTGCCTTTTTATGCAGCATCCCGTTCGCTGGCGACGAGCTGCAGACCATCAAGGATAAGTGGCAGGGGAACTTTGACCAGCTGATTTACCAGATTACCGAGGGCGTAGACCGTGGCCGGGCCCGGGCCTATGGCGGCGTGGAGGAGACCAGGACATGGAAAAACAGCTTCCTGTTTACAGGGGAGGAGCCGGTCACGAAAGCCAACTCCGGTGGAGGTAGCAAGAACCGCGTTATTGAGATTGCGATTGACGGGCCTTTGGTGAATGACGGACACTATGTCAGCAGCGTGGTACAGGAAAACTACGGGTTTGCCGGGAGAAGATTTGTGGAGCATTTACAGGAAATGGAGACAGGGCAGCTGACGGCCAGGTACCGGGAACTGTTCGAAGAACTTTGCCGTCTGGATACGACGGACAAGCAGGCGATGGCAATGGCCTGCATCCTTTTGGCGGATGAAATTTCCACAGAGTTATTTTTTGATGGAGAGCCGCTGACCATAAAGACCGTGAAGAAGTACCTGCAGAACGCTCGTGAAGTTGACGTGGCAGAGCGCGCTTACCAGCAGGTCCTAAACTGGGCTGCAAAGAATCCGGTTCGATTCGAAGATCCGAAGGCGGACAACTCACCGAATAAGGGAGAGGTCTGGGGGAAAATCGATGGAGAAGTTTTGATTTTGAACAGGGATGTCCTTCTGGGATTTCTGGATCAGAACGGATTTGATTATACCGCGGTGAGCAGAAAGTGGTCGGATAAAGGGTATCTGGTGAGAAATTCCCAAGGGAAAAACGTACATCAGACAAAGGTGTATGGCATCAAGTCTAGCTATATAAAATTTAGGCTGCCGCAAGATGACGATGATACGGATCCGGATGGATTTATGACCATAGAGGCGGAACAGACGACTCTTCCGTTTGATTGAAAGGTCTTACCAAATTTGAGAAGGTAAGACATTTTGGGAAAAAGGTAAGACCCCTTTAGCCCGCATAAAATAAGGCTTTTTAATATAAGGTCTTACCTGTCTTACCAGTCTTACCTGTTTGTATATATGTAACGCGAGAGAAAAAATTTGTAGAAAATTTAACATATAGTTTTACTCTAAAAATGTTGGTATATACAACAGGTTTTTAGGTAAGACAGTAAGACCCCTTGACAAATAAAGGGATTCAGAGGTTTTTCAGGTAAGATTCACGTAAGACAAACTGGAAAAGAGGTAAGACATGGACAAGTTAGAGGAGGAAAATACGATGCGAATACCAATTATAAAGGTCAGAGATGGAGAGTGTGAACATATTGTGGGAACAAACAGCCATGATGTCCTGTATGTAGACAAGGAAAGTGGAGGCATCCAGTTCTTAAACATCCAGTGCTGTGAGGGAACGAAAAAACATGACGGAGAGCAGACTATGCAGTTTGTGGGAGAATCCGGATATTTTGAAGACATACAGATACAGTTTGTGACAGTGAAGGAGCTGATTGAACTGGCTCTACAGAACATGGAAAATGGGACGGAACAAAAACTGAAACTGCACCAGATGACGCGGGAATACCTGAAGGCGAAAGACAAATGCCGGGAGAAGCTGGAAGAGGAATATATATCTGATACCAGCAGCGCTCTGCTGTTTTGAGGAGAATGCATATGAACAATAAAACAGCAGGAACGGGGTTTGAGAGAGAATTTGCTGGCGTTTTGGCCAAGAACTGGTTCTGGGTACATCTATTCCAGGATAATAAGAACGGCCAGCCCTGTGATGTAGTGGCGGCCAGAGACGGCCATGCCTATCTGTTTGACTGTAAGGACTGCCAGGAGGGAGTGTTTCCGCTGGAGCGGATTGAAGAGAATCAGTATAATGCAATGCAGCTTTTCTTTCTGACGGGAAACGAAAAAGGGATGTTTGCCATGCGCTTCCCAGAAGACGGAATTTACCTGGTTCCATTTGATAGATTGCATGAACTGCAGGAGGCCGGATTTAAGAGGATTAATGCAAGTATTTGCCGAACTCAGGGAATTGGCCTGGAGGATTGGCTGGAGCAGTTTGAAAAGAGGGAGGAAAGCCATGCGGATTACAATTGGAAGTGAAATCAGGGTAAAGGATGCGCCGAAAGCCTTATATGACTGGTGCAGCGAAAACCTGGTTCTTCCCAATCCGGAATACGCAAACCGGGCCCGCCGCGGGCTGTGGCTGGGAAACACGCCGCAGTATCTTTGGCTTTACCGCGTGGATGGCAGCGACCTGGTTCTTCCGGTCGGAGTCGGAAAGCAGCTTCGGCAGTTTATGTCGGCTAATGATGCCGTGGAGATTCAGCTGGCTGACAACGGGATCCTTTCCTATGCTGGCAGCGTCCCGCTCTATGATTATCAGCAACCGGCGGTGGAGGCGATGACGGCTGCCAGCTGCGGCATCCTTCAGAGCCCCTGTGGCTCCGGGAAAACACAGATGGGCATCGCCCTGGCAGCCAGGATTGCCCGAAAAGCCCTGTGGATTACCCACACACAGGATTTACTGACGCAGTCCCTTGACCGGGCGTCCCAGTATTTCCCACGGGAGACGCTGGGAACTATCACGGCTGGCCGGGTGCGGATCGGCAGCCACATAACATTTGCCACGGTGCAGACGCTGTGCAAGCTGGATCTGGCCCGGTACCGGGATTCCTGGGACGTCATCATCGTGGATGAATGTCATCGGCTGGCCGGTACGCCGACCCAGGTAACCATGTTTTACAAGGTGATGAACAGCCTGGCTGCCCGGTATAAATATGGGCTTAGTGCCACGGTACATCGGTCGGATGGAATGATTAAAAGCACCTTTTCCGTGCTGGGTCCAGTAGCCTACCAGGTACCAGATGAAGCGGTAGCGGACAAGACCATGAAAGTCCGCGTGGTACGGCGGGAAACCGGGATTAAGACGAATCTGAACTGTCTGGACACAGATGGAACGCTGAAATATAACAGCCTGCTGGAGTACCTGACCGGAAACCTGGAACGGAACGGGATGATTGCCGGGGATATTGCCGGACAGCAGGGCCATAGCTGCCTGGTATTATCCAGCCGGCTGGCGCATTTACAGGCGATTCAGAGATTGCTGCCGGATGTCCTTCGGGACCGGTCAGTGATGATTGATGGCAGCATGACAAGCAAACGGGGACGGAAGCAACGGGAGCAGGCGATTGAGGACATGCGCACCGGCCAAAAAGATATTCTGTTCGCCAGTTTTGGACTGGCAAAAGAGGGACTTGATATCCCGAGATTGGATCGGCTATTTCTGGTTTCGCCGCAGAAAGATTATGCGGTAGTGACCCAAAGCATTGGCCGGGTTGCTAGGGTGGCGCCAGGAAAGCTGGATGCCATCTGTTATGACTATGTGGATGCCATCCAGTTTTGTGAGAACCAATGGAAGCGGCGCCGGGCACATTACAGAAAGGCGGGATGTGAATTTGCTGGATAAACAGGGAGTAAAGAATATTTGGTGCGAAAGTTATTTATTTTATTTGAAATATACTGGGCAGCCTTCGGAACCCGGATTATGGGATCGTGTGGTGACAGACTTCTCAGAGGCAATGAAAAAATATGAGGGCTGCCGGATGGTCTGCCAGCTGTATATGGCAGCACTGGAGCAGTTGGAATTGGAAAGCGGATTGCATAAGGAGGGAAGAAGCGATGGTTGATACACACCCTAAAATATGCAATATCTGTGGAGGAAAGGTTATTACTTTACAGAAGCAGAGGTCTCAGGACAGAGAGGGAGAGGACAATGACGAATTATGAGAAATACGCTGGCACGCCAGAGCGATTTGCGGAGCTGGTTATCCAGCTGGACTGTGAAGGCGGTGCCGGGGAGGAGTTGACAAGGCAGTTCTGCCGGGGAGGCTGCTACAGAGAAGACGACGATGCGGACTGCACCGATGAAAATCTGAAGAAGTGTATTATGGCCTGGCTGGTAGAGGAGGCATAGAAAGGAGTGACAACTGTGATTACCTTCGAGCCATTCTGGGAGACACTCAGAAGAAAAGGAATCAGCCAGTATGATTTAGTCCATAGATACCATATGAGCAGGGGCATGTTAGACAATTTGAAACACAACCGGAGCATTACCTTGAATACTTTGAATGACCTGTGTATTACGTATGACTGCGATATAGCTGATGTAATTAAATTTGAGAATGAAGATTTAAGTGAGTGAGGAGGTGACGAGGTGAAAAAAATATTGGACGCCTGTTGCGGCAGTAGAATGTTTTATTTTGACAAGCAGAATCCGAATGTAATCTATGCGGACAACAGAGAGCTGGAAACGACACTATGTGATGGGCGCGCACTGCTGATAAAACCAGATGTGAAAATGGATTTTCGGGAAATGCCGTATCAGAATAATACATTTAAAGTGGTTGTGTTTGACCCACCGCACCTTATCCACGCCGGAACCGGGAGCTGGTTGGCCAGCAAGTACGGGATTCTCCCATCAGATTGGCCGGAGTATCTGAAACAAGGGTTTGACGAGTGTATGAGAGTTCTGGAGCCGTGGGGCGTTTTGATTTTCAAATGGAATGAAGACCAAATTAAATTGTCAGATGTTTTAAAAGTTTTCGGACAGAAACCCTTACTGGGAGACCAAAGGGGAAAAACAAGATGGCTGGTATTCATCAAGCAAATTGAGGATTTAGAGGAGACACAAGGTGAAGAAAAGTAACTGCCTAAAAACACATTATCCTGAACCCCTTTGCATGGCAGAAAAAATTGTGCTTTTTCACGGGACCAGATTTCGGATTGCTTTAAGTGTTCATCAATTTTACTGCGATAAGTGTAATAAGGTACGGAGTTTATGGTTTATCAACAGATTGAAAAATTAACAGAGAGAGGGTGAAATATGTACGGAAACGAGGGCGAAAAATGGGTAATGACAAAACCGTTGTCACTGAATGGACTGACTCTAAATGATGTAGGGACAGAATTTGAAATCACACCATATTACTCTGTGCCGCATGGATACGCATCTATCCAATACGAAGGAATATTGCTCTTTATTCCGGATAAAGTTTTTGAGGAGCATTTCGTAAAGTGGGAAATTTATAAGCAGCATTACCAGCAGGGAGATGTTATTAAAATAAATGCCAATGGAAACCTGAGTGAATATGTCATTGAAAATATAAACGGGAACGGGCATTATGTGACTCTGGAATTAGAAGAAAATTGAAGATTTGAAGGGAGGAATAAAATTGACAGTAGCAGATACAATCAGAAATGTATCAGACGAGGATATGGCGAGGATATTAACTGCAATTATCCTTAAGGGTCAGGGGTATACAGATGAAGCTGCTTTTAATGTAGACCCTAAAGCACTTCTGGAAGTTCTTCGGACGGAAGTTGAAGATTTAGAGGTGAACGAATGAAAGATTGTGAAGTTTGCATTTGTCCAGATTGCCAGAAGCAGGACGAATGCGAAATTTGTAACAAGTGCTATACCTGCCCTGGAGAACACGCAAAAAGTGAATGCCCTTATGGTGGGTTTGAATCAGATAATTGACATTTTGTATAGTAGGCTGGTGATTGATTATATGATAGAACAAATTAAACTATTTCCGGATGGAGAACAGAAAAATGTGAGATTATATGTGGAACATGATACCACAGTTGATAATTGGATTAGGGAATATCATTATCTCCACTCCGTCCCAGCTGGTGCCATATTAAGATTTTGTTTTAAAAATGCATCAGAAGAAATTCTTGGCTGCATGATGTGGGGGCGTCCCACAAGTAGAAAAATCAATCAAAAAAATATTTTAGAATTGACTAGAATGTACTTTGTAGATGATACTGAAGCATTTATTGAAAGTAAATGTTTAAGTATGGCACGTAAATATATACGAAAGCATTGTCCAAACGTAAAAGGATTAATTGCATATTCTAGTACAGGCGCAGGACATGAAGGAATCGTATATCAAGCAGACAATTGGTACGCATTAGGTGGGCAAAAAGGTGGTAATTGGGAAAACCGAGAGCATCGTATTAATAGAGACTTGTCTACTAAAATAAGATGGACTCGAAGTCCATAAATCATTTATAAATCGCAACACAAATAGAGGTCAACAAAGCTATAAAAGAAATAATTATTGGTAAAACTTTGATGATGATGTCATAGCGTTGAGATTTTAGTTGCTGTTTGTAATCTAATATTGCTTTTTCACCTTCTTGAGTGAGCATCATGCAGTTACTGACCATTTGACTAGAAGTTTTACCGGATTCACCCTCTATAACATCAGTAAGACCAGAAACATAGGGCATACAGATATACCCTAAATCATCAAGATTATCTATGCTTGCAAGACCGGCTTGACCAAATTTAGAAGCTATTTCATCAATAAAGCAAGAATTGAGTTTTTTCATGTAGCATAATACACGATAGTCAATATTTGTGATTTTATCCATGACAAAAGCCGCCTTTGTTTTTTAAAAGTATAACATTTACAAGATAGAGAAGCAAGGTATTTATATGTAAAATTGACATTTAACCGAGCAAAGGAGGAATCAAAACGGGAAAGACAGATTACATAAAGGTGGCAGAGCAGCGGCGCCGACGGGCATCCGTCCAGGACTACATCCTGAAGGGACCACGGCCGGAGACCTGGTCGGCGGTGATGCCGGCGTATTGTTACACGGTGCTATGTCCGGTTCCCGGGCTGCGGGACAAGCCGGAGGATAAATCAAGAGGAGGTGATGCCAGTGGACAAGGAGATTCTGACCCAGTATATAGATGCTTGTGAGTTAATCAAGGAGACGGAAAGGGAAATTCAGAGATTGAGGCAACGACGCAAGGTGATTCTTCAGGATTCTGTGAAAGGTTCCATGCATGAGTTCCCGTACGCAATGCAGAGTCATCATATTGAGGGGTTGGCATATGCGACGGTGCAAACACCGAGCCTGCTGGATGACGAGGAGGAACTGCTGGAGGAGCGGAGGGCAGCGGCCGCAGAGATTAAGGTACAGGTCGAGGCGTGGTTGAATGCGGTTCCACAGCGTATGCAAAGAATTATTCGGATGAAGTTCTTCGAAGAATTGACGTGGGGAGAGGTAGCTGTAAGGATGGGGCGCAAGGCGACGTCGGATAGTGTAAGAATGGAATTTACAAATTTTATGAAAACACCTTAAAGTTATTTCGTTTATTTCACAAATTTCGTTCTACGACTGTTATAGTGTACTATGAAGCCAAAGGCCTTAAAGCCAGCGGCTCCCCCTCAAATCGGTGGTTGAATGACAGCGGTATCCACTATGTGGGTGCTTCTGCCATGCTGCCGGCAATCAGAATGTAGCTTAAATGGCAGAGCGGCGGTGGCCACCATAAGGCGCAGGTTCGAACCCTGCCATTCCGAAGAGGCCGGTTCGCTACCGGATGAACTGAGAGTGAGCGCAACGCCTCAGAGAGATTGACAATGCCCGTCGGAGATGGCGGGCCGTGCTTATGTGGAGCATCTCGCCAATGGCAGGTGGACAGGGCCGCGCCCTGGGTTCCGGTTCGACTCCGGATGCGCCGCTTGAGTTGCACACAATATATTGTGAACCGGAGCAGGCATAGTAATAAACGGCTGACAGCAACAATATATTATTAAAAAAAGGTTGGCTGGAATGATAACAGAACGCTACACGGTTATTTTCTCTGGATTAAATCAAGAGATATATTCTGATGAACGTTTATCAGGGATCTGGGAAAGTGAGGCTGATGAGGTTTATAAGAAGACAGGAATATATATAACTGCCAGGATGAATATGTCATACTTTATATGCGGAAGAATTCGAAATTGTAACTTAGGAGGGGAGAGTGTAAATTATGTATCAGTGAGAAACCCGGATGAGTTATCAAGTAAAACGGAATTCTACAACGCTTTTCTTGAAGTAGTGCAAAACGTTAGAGCAAGACTTGGAAACCCTTATATGGGTATTTCGCTTGAAGAAATCGATTTTTATTTTTTTGTAAGTATATGAACTTGAAGGAGCCACCCACCCGTGGCTCTTTTTCTTTTAGCCAAAACAAGGAGGTCCCGGGCTCCTTGAAAAGAGGATTTGATTCTATTTTCAATACGTATAATACGTATAAAAGTATTGACAACACGTGCAATACGTGTTATAATACAATTAGAAGGAGGAGAGAGATGAGATTCAGAGAAGTAGAGAAAATGGTTTTACAAGACGGCTGGTATGAAGTAAAACAAGTTGGTTCTCATCATCAATACAAACATCCAACAAAACCCGGAAAAGTTACGATACCAGAACACAAAGGGAAAGACATAAATCCCACGGTTGTAAAATCGATATTCAAGCAGGCGGGGCTATAAAGCCCCAATTGCCTATATGAAAAACAGGAGGTGGTAGAGTGAAATTAGTTTATCCAGCGGTATTTACTCCGTATGAAGATGAAAGCGGAGGCTATGCAGTAGAGTTTCCGGATCTGCCCGGTTGCGTGACTGGTGGTGACGATATGGCTGAAGCGATTTTTATGGCCGAAGATGCCGCCAGCGGCTGGGTGCTTACAGAACTGGAGGATAGCCAGCAGGCTCCGAAGGCTTCGGAATTCTCGGCTGTAATCGTAGAGCCGGGTCAGTTTGTAAATATGGTGGCTCTTGACATGGATGCGTATGCTGCGAAGTATGGAAGCCGAGCGGTCAAAAAAACATTAACTATCCCGGCATGGCTTAATACTTTCGCAGAAGAACACAATATAAGTTGCTCCGCTGTTCTTCAGGATGCACTTAGTAAGATGGCACAGTCATCAATGTAAAATATAGAATCTCGTTTCAGGCGCTCAGTTATCTGGGCGCTTTCCTTAGGTACTACCAGACCCCCAGGGGGCATGCGGGTACGAGGAACGCGCGGTCTTTTTCTCTTTCAGAACAAATTTTTCAGGGGACTTCCTTCCCCTTTGGGAGGTACGGAATGGAGGTGGCAGAGGATGATAGTAAACCAAAAGGAGCTGGCGCAGTGTCTTGGCATCAGCTCCCGGAGAGTCCGGCAGTTAAAGGAAGAGGGCCTTTTTAAGCTGAGCCAGGAAGGCCGTGGGTATGGCCTGGAAAAAAGCATTCAGGAGTATATCGAATACAAGGTAAACGCGGAAACGGGCCGCCGGGCATCTATCTCGAAGGAGGAAGTGCAGGCGGAACATGAGGAAGTGAAGAAACAAATCTCACTTTTGAAGCTTAGAAAGCTGCGGAGAGAACTCCATGAGGCAGCCGATGTCGAAGCGTTTCTATCTGATATGTTGATTCGTTTCAAAAACCGGCTGTTATCCCTGCCATCAAAACTTGCGATGCAAGTTATGGGAGAGGAGGACATCAATGCAGTAATTCTGATTATAAAGCGGGAGCTAAATTCGGTCCTAGAAGAACTGTCCGCTTATGATCCGGAAGAGATTGACGGCCAGCAGGATGATGCCACTGATGAAGTGTTGGACGAACACGAGGAGGATGAGGAGATGGATGGATGACCCAAAGAAACAGAAGCCGGAAGAAAACAAGCGCACTGTTTCGTCGCGTCCTGTTAAAAGCTTTGTCTACTCAGGAAGAGCTGAAAGTGAGTGAGTGGGCAGAGCGCTACCGGGTGTTGGATGAGAGTAGCAATCTGTCCGGAAAGTGGTCTAATTCGGTCACCCCGTATCTGATTGGAATTATGGATGCTTTCAGTAGTTCGAATATCCGCGAAATTTATCTGTGTAAAGGCTCTCAGCTTGGAGGGACGGAAGCATTGATTAATATGCTTGGCTATCTTATTACAGAGGAGCCGGGCCCCACCATGATTGTTTACCCCTCTGATGACCTGGCAAAAGATATTTCAAATGATAAATTAAAACCGGCTTTTCGTCTTATTCCTCAAATTAAAAAGCTCTTTTACGAAAATAGCTCGAAGGAATTAAGGTTAAAATTCAAGACGATGACAATTTATCTGCGTGGCGCAGGTTCTCCGTCAAAGCTGGCATCCAAAGCAATCAAGTACCTGTTTTTTGACGAGATTGATAAGATGGGAGGCGCATCTAAAAAGGAGGCTTCTCCCTACAGCCTGGCAATGGAGCGAATCAAGACTTTTAAGTCTCAGAGCAAGGTTTATGCTTGTTCCACGCCGACTTTAAAAACCAATTATATCTGGCAGCTTCATGATAATGCGGATGAAGTACGGGAATACTTCGTTCCCTGCCCGGAATGTGGCGAAAAAATTCGTCTGGAGTTCAAGCAGATAAAATTTTGTGAGGACCCAGAAAAAACGATGTCACCATATGAGCGGGCGCAGACAGCAAAATATATTTGTCCGGAATGCGGATGTGTCATTATGGACAAGGATAAGCCAAAAATGCTGCGCGCAGGGGAATGGGAAATAGTTAAAAAAAGAGGCGTCGGAGAACCAAAAACAGTAGGATTTCGCATCAATTCACTCTACAGTATTTTCGTTACATGGGCGGAAGTGGCGGAAGAGTTTTTGAAATCCAAAGAGGATCCGGAAATGCTTCAGAACTTTGCCAACAGTTGGCTGGCAGAACCGTGGGAAGACACAAAGTTAAAGACATCGGCAGAACTGGTAATGGAACGGCAGACTGAGTATGGAGAACTAGAGGTGCCTGACTGGGCGGTTGAACTGACTGGAGGGGTCGATGTTCAAGAGACCAGCGTTTATTGGGTTATCCGAGCCTGGGGCGAACACTGGACCAGCCAGCTGATTGCCAGGGGGCAGGAAACCAATCTCTGGAAGATAGATGAAATCATGAATCTTAATTATGCGAAGGGGGATGGCTTGAAACTGACGCCATCCCTTGTTTTAGTTGACTCCGGTGACCAGACAGACATGGTTTATGATTTTTGTGCAGATACCTCGGACTACACGCTGCCGGCGAAGGGCGCAAGCAGGAAACTGGAGACGGACTATAAATACAGTGTGATTAACAAAGCCGGCTCCAAAGCCTGCGGCATCAACCTAGTCATTATCGACACGGCAAAATATAAGGACCGTATCGCCGCCAGGCTCCGGCGCGAGAATGGAACCGGCTCTTGGATGGTCTTCTCCGGGATTGACGGGGAGTATGCGGGCCAGGTAACGGCAGAACATAAAATCAGTGAGCGCCAGGCAAATGGAGCCGCTGTGCAGAAGTGGGTAAAAAAGAGCAGCCACGGTGACAACCATTACTTGGATGCAGAGGTGTATGCAATGGCTGCGGCGGATATCCGGGGAGCCAGAAGCTGGCATCTGGAACGTTATGAGCCGCCTGCCAAACAGCCAGAAGTGTCCTGCTCGGAAGAACAATGGATACAGACGAATGAATTAGAAGGGTGGTTATAAGATGGCAGATAATGCAATGGGCGTTTTCAACAGCCCCGTAGAGCAGCTTCAGATATTAAATGACGCAATTTACAAAATTATGGTCGGAGGACAGAGTTACAAAATTGGTACCCGTTCCCTGACCAGAGCCGACCTGGGAACCTTGATTGCGGAACGGAACCGGCTGGAAGCACAGATGGAGGGCAGCGGGACGACCCTGCTATCCGGTGCCTATGCGGCAGACTTTGGACCGGATAACAGGAGGTAGGACAATGAAACTGAATGTAATAGACCGGGTGATTGGAGCGGTCAGCCCGAAGGCAGGAGCAGAACGGGCCGCTTGGCGTAGCCAGTATGAAGCGTATCGAGGAAATTATGATGCCAGCGACACAGGGCGTCTTCAAAGCCAATGGAATACGCAGAATCTTTCGGCTGAAATGACAGACCGCTACGAAAGAGACACGGTCAGGGCCAGAGCGAGAGATTTGGAGCGGAATTCTGATGTTATGAACTCGGTTCTTCGAGCATTTAAGCGAAATGTTATCGGGGGCGGTCTACAGGTACGGATTACGACAGGAGAGCCGGAACTGGATCGTGAGTTGGAACATATGTGGAACCAGTGGTGCAAACGGGCCAATTGCGATGTGACGGGGCAACAATCGTTCTCTCAAATTGTTAGGATGTGTGTGCAGAGAAAAGTCGCAGACGGGGGAGTGCTGGTAGTGAAACGGTACACAAGTCAGGGGGTATTGCCGTTTCAGATACAGGTGCTGGAAGTGGATGAACTGGACACCACTCAGATTCAGCCTAAGAAGCAGGGGAATAAGGTTGCGGGAGGCATTGAATACAACCGATGGAACCGACCGGAAGGTTATTGGATACGGCAATATTCAGTAGATGGATATACATTGATGACGCCGGTATATCTGGAAGCGAACGATGTAATTTTTTATTACTCCAGGAAACGGCCGTCCCAGGTCCGCGAAATGTCAGATCTCAGCCCAACGCTAACCAGAATCAAGGACATGAATGAATTTATGACGGCGGTTACTATCAAAGAAAAGATTGCTGCCTGCTTAGCTGTGTTTATTAAACGCGTGAATCCATCTGGCCCTCCGGGTAAAGGGAGGGAATCCAGGAACGGCCCTTCTGTCCAGTATGAAGGAAAACGGGTGGTTCCCGGCATGATTATGGAAATGAATATGGGAGATGAGGCGCAGATGCTAAATCCATCCGGGCAAGGGACAGACGCAACGGCTTTCATCAAAGCACAACAACGGATGATTTCTTCTGCTAATGGCTTATCCTATGAGGCCACATCCAGGGACATGTCAGAGACCAATTACGCTTCGGCCAGACAATCCATGATTGAAGACGACCTGACCTATGACGAGGAAAAGGAATTATTGATAGAATGCCTGTTAGATGAAGTATATGAATCCTTTGTGATTTCTTGCTGGCTAAAAGGCGTTATTTCACCAGCTGATTTCTGGGAAAAGAAGGACCGGTATCTTTCCCACGAATGGGTAATTAAGCCGAAACGATGGATTGACCCGGCGAAAGAGGCCAATGCCAATGCAACGATGCTTAAGACTGGGCAGAAGACATTCCAACAAATTTGCGCGGAGAATGGGCGCGATTGGAAGAAGGTCGTTGACGAGATAGAGGAGGCCTGTAGTTATGCTTCAGAAAAAGGCTTTGACCTGATGGCTATGATAACAGGTGGACCAGGAGAGAAGGAAGAGGAGGAGAATAATGGTAAAAAAGCCAATGAGAAATAATCCGAAGGGAGAAAACGATTTCCATGCAGTACGTTTTATGGATGCCGGTATCCGGGCTTTGGAGGAAGAAAAGAACGGTCGGAAATTTGAACTATCCTTTTCTTCCGAGGAGCCTTATACCCGTTGGTATGGTGTGGAGATTCTGGATCACTCCGATGGATGCATGGAGATTGAACGGCTTCAGTCCATTGGCGTGGTCCTTTTTAATCACAAGACGGATCGGGTACTGGGGAAGATTACAAAGGCATGGAAGGAGGATGGCCGGGGAAAAGCACATATTGAATTTGACGATGACGAAGAAGCCGAGGTAATCCGGAAAAAGGTGGCCAGCGGAACGTTAAAGGGTGTGTCGGTCGGGTACAGCGTGGATGCCTGGGAGGAGGTGGCAGCGGGGAAGAAGTCCAGTGACGGACGCTTTACCGGCCCTTGCTATATTGCAAAAAAATGGACACCACTTGAGGTCAGTATCGTTTCCGTTCCAGCCGATCCGACCGTAGGTGTGGGGAGAAGTGAGGGAATGGAAGGCATTGAGGAAGGATTACTAGATTTAGAGCTTTTGGAGCGGATCATTCGGGTAAATGAAAATCAACTGAAAGGAGAAAGAATATGGGAGAGTTAGAAGCGAATATGAAAGCGCTCGCGGCCGCATTAACGGGAAAGACAGCAGATGAGATTCCGAACAATCTGGAAGACATCTGCTCCTTTATGGCAGAACAGTATCGGGCGCCGGCTGTGTCACCATTTAAACAGGTCACAGCGCCAGCCGAAGCCACATCAGCTCCAACCCAGGAAGAATATAATGGGTTGATTGCAAAATTAAAAGAAGCCAAAGTATTTAAGTAGCAGGAAGGAGAACAGAAAGAATGACTTTACAGGAAATGATTGCCCGTCAACGCCAGTTGACGGAAACGGCAAGACAGGAAAGAAGAAACCTGACGGCAGAGGAACAGGCGGAGTTTGACAGTCTCCAGCGCCAGATTGACGATGCGCCGGGGGCACCGGTAGCAGGGGGAAGTGATCCTGCGCCGTCGGGAAACCGCGGCCAGGGGGAGCCGCCGGTCACGCCGGAGGGAGGTGCAGGAGCCGGGGAGGAAGCACAGAGAGCCGCCCTGGCGGAGCGGACAAGGATCCGGGAGATTACCGGTTTGTGCGCGAGGTTTGGCATTGACTCCGAGCAGTTTATCTCCCGGGGGGATACGATGGCCCAGGTAAGAGAGGCGGTTCTGGGGCAGCTGGAGAGAAACGGAGCGCCCCTGTCAGCCAGAGTAACGGAAGATGAGGAGGATAAGAAGCGTGCAGCTATTGTGGACGGAATCCTGCTCAGGAATAACATTGCCATTGAAAACCCGGCGGCGGGTGCAGGAGACTTTCGCGGCGCTTCTCTCCGCATGATCGCGGCCAACTGTATGGCGGCAGAGGAGGGGGGAGACAAGAGAAACTATTACATGATGAACCCCAATGAGCTGTTTGAGGAAACCATGCGACGCTCCTTTTACAATCCGACCTCCGCATTCCCGGCCATCATGGATCAGACCATCCGCAAGGCCTATGCCGAGGGGCATAAGACCGCGCCGGTTACCTTTGACCAGTTCACGACCCGCGGCACCCTGACAGACTTTAAAAAGGCCGATAACTATTATGTGCAGGGCAGCTTCGGGGAATTTTTGGAGGTGCCGGAGAACGGAGAGCTGAAGCATACGGTTCCTACGGATGAGAAGCTGCCGCAGAGACAGCTTAAAACCTATGGACGCCAGTTTACCATGTCCCGTCAGGCGTTTATCAATGACGATATGGGTGTGGTAACGACGCTGCCGGCCCGGGCGGCGAAGGCGGCCAGGACGACGATTAACACCCAGGTATACCGGATTATGACCGGGAACCCGAAGATTTATGACGGCAAGGTTCTGTTTGGCTCTGACCACAGGAACCTTCTGGCGAAGGGGAGCGGCATTACCCAGGAGGCGGTTCAGTCCATGATTCTGGCGCTGGGAGGCCACAAGAGGAAGCTGGATGGGGCAGAGCAGGCCATCATCATCCGCCCGGCAGTCCTGGTGGTTCCGCTGGGGTACAAATTTAAGATGTATACCCTGTTTAATTCGGCTACGGTCAGCGCGTCGGGGGATGTCAATCCGCTTTACCAGTACAAGGATTCTATCCGTATTGTGGAGGATGCCACTCTGAACGCCCAGATTACTAGCGGGCCAATTCCCTGGTTTTTAGTCGGCGATACCAATGACACCGATTTCATCCAGGTGGATTACTTAAACGGACAGGACATCCCGAATATCCGGCGCATGGAGGCTCCTGGCCAGCTTGGCTTTGCCTGGGATGTGTATGGGGACTGGGGTATTACGGTCTTAGATTACAGAGGAGCTGTGAAGAACCCGGGTATTGAGATTACGTCGCCGATTGCACTGGCGTAGGAAGGAGAAAAATTATGGCAAATACAGCAGTTTATATTCAGCGGGGAGAAACACTCGATTACAAAAACAGCACAGATGCAGCCATTTTGGCGGGAACCGTTGTTTTATTCGGAGACAGGATTGGCGTGGCTGGAGGAGAGATTCCTGCTGGCGCAGTGGGGGCCCTCCATGTGACCGGCGTCTTTGAGATTCCGAAGAAGGCCAGCGTCGCACTCTCAATGGGAGACGCTGTGGTTTACACGGAGGCAGACGGGATTGACAAGGCTGCAGCTGCGGCTTCGCCCATAGGGTACGCCGTTGCGGCCTCCGGGGCCGATGAGGCCGCGGCCACAGTCAAGCTTCTGGGGTAAGGCGATGGGATTCAAGGATATTGTCAGGGAGGATATTCGAAATATTTTTCTCGATACGGAGGAGTTTGGAACGCCGCACCTGATTAATGACAGGAAAATCCCCATTGTGATTGATGACAATGAGATGATTGAACGGGAGAAGCGGAGTACAGGGACAGACAGCGCAGAGGGCATTTATAAGCGGCAAATCTTGTTTTACGTGGCAGCTTCGGAGTTTGGCCCTCTGCCGGCCGTGGGGCGGACGCTGACACTGGATGGCCGTCCTTACCAGATTACAGACGCGATCAATGAGGATGGCCTGTATTCAATCAGTTTGAAGGCGGTGAGGGCGACATGAGAATGCAGATGAACATCCACCTGGAGAACCGGGAGTACATCATGAAACTTTTGCAGGATTCGGGGAAAAAGCCGAAGCCGATAATTAAGAAGGCAGTCAACGAGGCGGCAGCAAAGGCAAAGGAGAAGGTTTACGAAGGCGTTAAGCGGGAGTATACGATAAAGTCATCCGCCTTTTCCAAGAAGGATTTGTCTGTAAAAAAAGCAACGGTCTCCCGGCTGTACGCGCAGTTGGAGATATCCGGCTCGCCGTTCTCTCTGCCAAAAGCCTATAAAACAGCGAAGAACCGTAAACGGACACCGGCCAAGGCGGCTGTAAAAAGAGGTGCGTTAAAGCCGCTGCAAAAAGGAGGTTTAAAGGGGTTTGTAAGTAAGATGTCATCGTCCCACAAGGGGATTTTCCAGCGAACCTCGAAGGCAAGGTTTCCGATTAAGGAGCTGATGGGTCCCTCCGTGTCCAAACTCTCCGAGACAGTCTACCGGCCGATGGAGGGCGAACTGCAGGAGGGACTGAATCAGGCTCTTTGGAATTTTATTGATGAGGCGTTTCGGGTGTAGAGGAGGATGAGGATGACCAATAATCAGTTGGAACGAAGCTTAATTGAGGAGATTGAGGCGCTGTCCTCCGATATTCGCCTGGAGGGTATTGACGGTCAGGAGAAACGGCTAAAGGGGTATGCGGAGGCGATTCCGCAGCTTCCCCTTCCGGCAAACTGGAACGAGGATGCGGGGGACGGTTTCGGGGAAAGTGACCCGGAGGATGCGTTGATTCCATATTTTATTGTGAAAACAACGGAAATTTCCTATGAGGAAGGGGAAGGGGCGGCGAAGCTCTATCTTCTTTTTTGCATCTGTGACCACTCCCAGAGTATGCAGGGGTACCAGACGCTGTGGAACCTCTTAAACCGCATTACGGGCCGGTTCCGGGCGGATACGGTTTTAGATGCTTTTTATTGTGAAAAAAGGATGAAGGCAGTGATTCAGGACGAGGACACCTACCCGTATTTTTTCGGTGGAATCGAAATGACATGGAACCTTCCTGAAATGGAAGAGGATGAGGTGATTTAACATGAAAAAAGAAAGTAGAAAAACCGGAATAGACACTCCGGTCAGTGTATATCTGGGACCGTCGTTTTACGGGATTGTCCAGAAGGGGACAGCGTTAAAAGAGGGAAGCCTCCCCAAGTTTGAGACTCTTTTAGGGGCTTATCCGTTTCTGAAAGGGCTTTTAGTGCCGGCGGCAGAATTGGCGGAAAAGAGGAAGCAGCTGAGAGCCGGAGACAGTGAATTAAATGCGTTATACCGCAAGGCAGAGCAGATAAAGGAGGAGCTGCATGTATAAGCACGGAATTGAAGTAGAAGAAAAAAAGACAACCTATCAGCGCCCACTTGCAACTAGTTATGGCGTTCAGGTGGTGGTGGGAACCGCACCGGTTAATATGACTAAAAATCCAAAGGAATATGTAAACCGTCCGGTGCTGGTACAGTCGTTTGCGGAAGCGGTTGAAAAACTGGGATACACAGATGATTGGAGCTATACGCTGTGTCAGAGCATTTACGCATCTTTTCAGATGTTTAATGTCTATCCGGTTATTTACGTGAATGTTCTGGATCCAGACAAGCACAGCAAAGAGGTAGCGGAAGCAGCTTGCCAAGTCAAAAATCACCAGGTGACACTTGATAAAGAAGGAATTCTGTTGAGTAGTATCCAAATAAAAGCTCAGGCAGAAGGGACCGCCCTGAAATTGAATGAGGACTATATTTCGAGTTTTAACAGTGCAGGAAAGAGCGTTATTACCCTGCTTAGCACAGGGAACGGCTATGAGCTGGAGAATATCCAGGTAAGTTATAAATATTTGGCTCCGTCGATGGTGACGGAAGAGGATATTATTGGCGCCTATGACATGGAAACAGGGAAAGAAACGGGATTGGAGCTGGTACGCCGGGTTTACCCCATGTTCCATCTCTCTCCAGGGTTAATTCTCGCGCCAGGCTGGAGCCAGAAACCAAACGTTGGGGCTGCCATGCAGGAAAAGTGTACAGAGATTAATGGTGTATTCCGTTGCGAGTGTGTGCTGGACTTAGATACAGCCACCACCGGAAAATACAGTGAATGTGGAACGGTGAAGAAACAAAATGGATATACGGACCCTCATGCAATTGTTCTGTGGCCGGAACTTTTAACGAGCGGGAAACATATGGCATTTTCTGCGGCCTACGGGGCGATGGCCAGTTATTACACGGCGACGAATGGAGATGTCCCCTATTTGTATCCGTCCAATCGCCTTTTGAATGTTGAAGGGGCAGCATTAGCTGATGGAACAGAGATTACGCTGGACCAAACACAGGCAGCCTATCTGAATGGAGATGGTGTTGTGACCGCTATCAATGACGGCGGCTGGAGAAGCTGGGGAAATAATACCGGATGTTATCCGGAAAATACAGACCCGAAGGATTACCGAATTGCCTGCCGGAGAATGTTCAGCTTTGTGGCAAATTATTTTATCCGGCAGTATCAGAGCCGCCTGGATGCTTCCATAAACCGCCGAACCATCGACGACATCGTGAACAGCTTTAACATTTGGGGGAATAGCTTGGTCAGCCAGGGAATGTGCGCCGGCCTTCGGATGGAATATGCCGAGAGCGAAAATGATAATGAGAGCCTGTTAAACGGTCATGTGAAGGTAAGGATTTACCTGGCTCCGTACACACCGCTAGAATACATCCTGGCGTCGGAGGAGTTTGACATGACGGCGCTGCAGGCGTCTATCGTAGGCGGAGAGGAGTGATGAAATGAAAATACCGCAGGTAATTAATCGCTTTAATTTATATCGAAACGGAACAAAGCTGATTGGGACGTCCGGCGAGGTGGAGCTTCCCGAGGTAACGAATCTGACAGATACCATTGAAGGAGCCGGAACCGGTGGAAACCTGGAAATTCCAGTCATCGGACTGACGGATACCATGGATATCCAGATTCCCTACACCACCTTGAGTAAGGATGCGTTTGCCATGATGAATCCCAATGAGGCGGCCGATCTCTTACTCAGCGGCGCAATCCAGGGGATGGACAGCGGAACCGGGAAGGTCGGCTATACGCAGCTCAGTATTGCGGTTCGCGGCGTGGTCAAAACCTTTACACCGGGCAGCGTGAAGGCCGGGGCAAAGATGGAGTCCAGTGTGACCCTAAGTCTCAGTTATTACAAGATTGTGATTGACGGAACAACGATGCTGGAGATTGACAAGCTGAATGGTGTCTACATTGTAAACGGAGAGGATGTTTTAAGGGAAGTCAGAAACATGTGTTAAGGAGGGCGTATGGAAACAGATAATGAAAAAGATGTACCGGAGAAGGTACAGGACAAAAAAGACAGTTGGAAGATTATTAAGCTTAGAAAGCCGGTTTCCCATATGGGAATGCAGATTGAATCTCTGGATTTAACGGGATTGGACGATATGACGCTGGATGACATGGCAAGAATTTACGGTATTTATGATGAGATGGGTGGAACTGGTACAGTAATGCAAGAATCCACCCTTCTGTTTGCCAAATTAACAGCCCAGCATCTGACGGGACTCCCACTGGAAGTACTGGGGAATTTGAGTGCCAGGGATGCGATTGTGTTAAAAAACAGGGTATACCGTTTTTTCTACATGTCGGCATAGGGGGATTCGGGGACATCCGGGAGGCGAGGAAGTCTTGTGTGGCTGCAGCCAGATACAGCTATACAGGGCTTGATTTTTTCTATGGCCTTCCGCTGAAAATGTTGAACTTGACAATGAAAGATGTTTCGGAAGCAGCGAAAGAGGAAAGGAGGCGGGAGAATGGCAGGAAAAGGTAAGGGATATGAACTAAAGGTTAGGATTGGCGGAGAGGTGGAAGGTTCCTTTGGGAAAGCCTTTTCAAAAGCGGAAAGAGAGCTTGCAACACTCTATAAATTTTCCAGGAGAACGAATCAGGGATTCCTGGAGGGAGTTGACCGTTTAGACTCCTTTGCAAATAAAACCTTTGCTGTAATGGCGAAAGGGGCCGCGGCTGCTTCTGCTGGCCTGGCCGGAGTACTCACCGCTTCCACGATGGCCGGTTCCAGCTTTGAGGCTCAGATGAGTACGGTACAGGCGATTTCCCAGGCTTCTTTCAATGATATGAAACAACTAAAAGAAGTTGCAGCTGAAATGGGCCGAACGACGAAATTTTCTGCTACCGAGGCGGGGCAGGGATTGGAATACATGGCGATGGCAGGCTGGAAGACACAGGAAATGGTTTCCGGCCTGCCAGGCATCATGCATCTGGCGGCTGCCTCCGGGGAAGAGCTGGGAACTGTATCGGACATTGTGACGGATGCGATGACAGCCTTTGGCCTGCAGGCGGACCAGTCGGCACGTTTTGCGGATGTTCTGGCGCAGGCCAGCAGTTCCAGCAACACGAATGTTGCCATGATGGGTGCCACCTTTCAGTATGTGGCTCCGGTGGCTGGTTCTTTTGGCTATACCATCGAGGACGTGGCAACGGCAACCGGATTGATGGCAAACGCAGGTATTAAGGGAGAAAAAGCCGGTACTGCTATGCGTACCATGCTGACCAACTTGGCAAAACCGACTAAGCAGATGCGGGGATACATGAACAAGTTGTCCCTTTCTTTGGTAGACGGTACTGGAAAAATGAAGCCATTCCGGCAGCAATTACAGGAGCTTCGACAGGGATTTTCGGGATTATCAGAAGCGGAACGGGCAGAATACGCTGCCGGGATCGCCGGAAAAGAAGGCATGTCCGGCTTGCTTGCAATGGTCAACGCCAGTGAAGCGGATTTTACGAAGCTGACTGCGGCGATTGACAACTCTGCCGGAGCGGCAAAGGAAATGTCGGAAGTCCGTCTGGATAACTTAGCCGGGGATATCACCATTTTAAAAAGCGGCATGGAGGGGGCTGGTATTGAAATCTACGGAGGCTTCAGTGGTTTACTCCGGGAGGGAGTACAGGCTGCAACGGCCTGGGTCAGCTCTTTCACCGAAAATTTAAAAGAGGATATCCCTACGATTCGAAGAGAAGCGAAGAACTTTGCAAAAGCGGCGGAAAGCCTGTTTGGGCCGCTTCTCGACGCGGGAAAATGGCTGTTACAGCATCCGGGAGTACTGGAAGGCAGTATTAAAGGAATTGCCGCGGCGATGCTGACATTTAAGGCGGCGAAAGGAGCTACAGCGGCGGTGAAATTGCTCGGTACACTGTCCGGAATGATGTCGGCTTGGCCGGTGGTCGCCGTGGGCCTGATAATTGGAGGCATTGTAGGAATCAGCTCCGCGGTGGAACGGATGGCGAAAAAGAAGGCAGTCAAGAATCTGGCGGAGCATTTTGGAGATTTGACGCTGTCAATGGAAGAGCTAAACGAGGCTGCACGGCACATTGTGGGGGATAGGCTGTTTGACAACATTGAGGCAATGGAGACCTCTGCAGGCAGAGCCGATGAATTTTTTCAGTCCATGAAAGATAGCCTGAAATCCATCCAGAAGATGGAGTGGAAGCTGTCGATGGGAATGGAGCTGGACACATCTGACGCAGAATCTTATGTCAGCGATGTTGATAGTTATGTTACAAGTGCCCAAGACTATATCGCCGAAAAAGGATATGAACTTAATCTGGCAGTGGAGTTGGTGCTTGGAGATTCCGGTCAGGGATTTGCAGAGGATAGCGGAGCTTTTTACCAGTCGCTTTTAGCTCAGTTGGATCCTTTAAAGCAGGATATTAGTAAAGCGTTAGAAGATATCACGGAGAATGGGCTTACCCTAGATAAACAGAAGATTGTGGATGGCTATCTGGCAGAAATGGCGGATATCACAAGTATGATTACCGATGCCCAGAATGTCGCAAAGCTGCAGATGATAGAAGGACAGTTTGCTGGGGTAGCCTTAACGCCTGAAACTTTTCAGAATTTGCAGTCAGCGATTGCAGATTATACAGAGCAGGCGAATACGGCTACAGATGTCGCAACGGAGAAGGTTTTAGCAAGCTTAAATACACAGCGTATTGCTTGGGAACAGGGAACGATAGATTCAAACGGAGAGCGAATCGGACTTTCACCGGAGGAATTTGACGCTAAGAAAGAACTAACACTTCAGGGAGGATATGAGAAAAAGGCACTGAATACCTTAAATGGATACCAGGCCATGCGGGGAGCTATCATGTCCACCTACGGGGAGGAAATACAACCAGCCATAGAAGCGGTCAATCAAAAGATTAGTGATGCTCTCGCGGAGGCGCCGCAGGACGCTAGCGTGGAAGAATTGCTTACCTATCTTAATCAGGCTTATGCGGGAGCGTCAGAAGCGTTGGAATCTTTTGATTTAAGTGATGAGACCAAGGACGCCGTAAATATGTTGCTGCAGGGAATGAAACCCACTACAGAGCAACTTCAGGGTCTGGAAGAGCAGCTCAAAGCATCGGGAGGAGACATAGCCGTAGAAACGATGAAAGGGATTACGGCAGCATTCTCTGACCAGGCAGCTTTAACAGCCATTACGGGAACGACTGAAGATATGTGGACAGTCATCGGAACCCAGATGGCAAGGAGTGCGCAGTTCTCTGACATGGCGCAGATTGTTGCGAATTCTAGCGGCCCACAGTTTCCAGAGGGACTCCAAAGGGGAGTTGATAGCCAGAAGATAAAAACGGAACAGACGATAGGGCAATATTACAGACAGGTAGGGGATGAGATAAAGCGGCAGTTTCTTCAGCCATTTACAGTTGATATCAAACTGGATCCTGTGATATCAGATGGAGGCATCCGCCGGAATGTGGGTGCCCCTTATCGTGATCCAGCGGGTAAGAAGCCTGAGCATTATGCATCTGGAGGATTAATCGAAAAGCCGACGCTTTCCTATTTTGCGGAGGAAAGCCCGGAAATGGCTATCCCGATTGACGGTTCCCGAAATGCGACAGAACTTTGGAAAGAAACCGGCCGTCTCCTCGGCCTGTATCAGGAAAATAATTATGGAGTCTATTCGAAGGCGCTTTCAGGAGCGCCGGCCGCATCTTCCAGCTTTCAGGGACAGACGGCAGCTCTACCAGCGTATTCTCCAGTACTTAATCTTTATGGGAACGCTGGCCGTGAAGAGGTGGAGGAGGCAGAGCAGGTCTCCTTTGAGCGATTTAAAGAGTGGTTTCTCCGGTTCGAGGAAAGCCGAAGCCGGATGAGTTTTTAAGGAGGAGCGGAATGGATACCTATCAAACCGTCCAGGGAGATACCTGGGATATGATTGCAAAAAAGCAGTATGGAGATGAAAAGAAGATGGACATTTTGATGATGAATAATTTCCAGCTGCTGGATTATGTGGTGTTTCCGGCCGGGCTCCTGGTTAACATCCCAGAACTAAGCAACGATGAAAAGCAGGGATGGCCGGAATGGAGGAAGTAGTGAGAACAAGAAGAGTACAGACGGATATTTTTTACAATGGCGTGGATGCCAATATCTATATATCGGATACCTTGTCTGATTTTCAGTATGATGATTCCACAGAGGAGTCTGACTCTATTTCCATTACAATCGGCGATGCAGATGAAAAATGGTCAGGTGCCTGGATTCCGTATAAAGGGGATAAAATTAGTGCTGGGATTAAACTGGAGGACTGGGAAGGAGAGGGGATTGACCAGGGCTTTTACTGCGGTGAGTTTATCGTAGATTCTTTTCGACTCTCAGGGCCGCCGCAGAAAGTTGTGATTGAAGGAGTTTCATCGCCCGTCAATTTGGATTTTAAGGAGACGACGCGTACTCAGACCTGGGAAAAGGTTACTATTCACCAGATTGCAGCAGAGATTGCTGCACGGTACGGACTCACTCTCGTGTATGACACAGGACAGGAGATTACGCTGGAACGGGAAGAGCAGAACGGGGAAACAGACAGCCGCTATCTTCAGGAGCTTTGTAATAAATATGGTATGGGAATCAAGGTGTATCTTTCCCAGATTATCATATGGTCGTATGAAGAATATGAAGCGCAGGAACCGGTTGCGGTTATTGAACGGGAAGCAGTGAGAAAATGGGAATACAAGGGAAGTGTTCAAGGAACCTATACCGGAGCAAGGGTCAGCTATACAGATCCAAAGAAAGGTAAGAAGGTAGAAGCTTTTATTGGCCGGGAGGGGCGTGTTTTGACAGTCAATGAGAAGGCAGAAAGCGTGGCCGATGCCGAACGAATTGGGAAAAATGCACTCCGCAACGCGAACCGGAAGGAAGTTACAATGGAACTCACCCTGTTTCCGAATGAACCAATACCGGCGGCTTGTACGGTAAGATTAGCCGGATTTGATAAAATGGATGGGATCTACTTTGTAACGCAGGCAAGCCACAGAGTATCAAGAAAAGAGTACGGTATCCGTCTCAGTTTATATCAAATAAGTGCGGATACCGATATTGCCGGCCAGACATCAGAAGAGCGGCCGTCTGCCAGCGGTTATACAGTGGTAAAGGGAGATACTCTTTGGGATTTGGCGGAAACCTTTTATCAGGACAATACAAAATATACATTAATTTACGAGGCAAACCGGGAAAAGATTGAAGCAGAAGCGAAGCGTCACGGAAAAAATGACTCGGGTGGAGGGTATTGGATCTACCCGGGAACGAAGTTAACAATACCAGGAGGAGCGAAATGAACGAAATCAGAGTAGGAAATGTATCGAGTGTCAATTATGCGGCCGGTACCGTTCGTATTGTCTATCCGGATAAAAGTGAAAAAGGAACAGCGGAACTGCCTGTTTTTTGTGGAACGGGTGAATATCAGATGCCGAAAGTGGATGACCAAGTGTTAGTGCTTCACTTATCAAATGATAGCAGCGTGGGAATTGTCATGGGGGGCTTTTGGTCAGACCGTTCTCTTCCGTCCCAAAGTGGGCCTGGAATGTTTTACAAAAGATTAGGCGATGACGACGCCGCTTTCCTGAAGCAACTAGGAGGTGTACTGACGCTGTGCGACAGAGAAATTTCCTTGCAGGGGAGCGCCGGAACGATTACATTGACACAGCTGCTTGAAATGAAAAAAAAGCTTGATGCATTGGAGGGATGAGCATTGTGGCAAAAATAGGAACATTCGGAACCATCCGTTTTAAAGTCAGCGACCAACAACTCCTTACCTTTCAGAATTTTAAACGGGAAATTGCTGGTTCATGGAGCAACATGGAGCGGATTGGGAAAAAGCCTCTTACCGTTTTTTCGGGGCCAGAACTCCAGACGATTTCGTTTAGAATTTTCTTAGATGCAGGCCTTGGTATTCCTCCGAGGGAGATGCTGGAAAAAATCGAAGATATGGTGGAGCTTGGAACCGCCCATTATCTTATTATCGGAAATCAGCAGGTAGGAAACCAACGCTGGGTTATTACGAAAAGTTCAGAAATCTGGGAAAGAATTCTGGTAAAAGGAGAGCTGTTCCGAGCTACGGCGGATCTGACTTTACAGGAATACGTGTAGGAGGCCGATGTGGAGTTTGCGATAGTATTTGACAAAAAGGAAGAAAAATTGAGGCAGGAGCTTTCCATGCTGCTCTCCACACGCGCCGGAAGCGTACCAGTAATCAGAGATTATGGAATAAGCTGGCAGTGCCTGGATGCTCAGCCGGATGTTGCGGAAAGCCTATTTTATCAGGAACTCCTGCAGAAAACGGAAAAGTATTTACCAAATATTAAAATTGTGGGGATAGAGTTTGTTCATAATCCGGGAAACGGAGAGGCGACCGCAAAAATCAGTTGCAGGAGGAGGGAAAATAGTGAGTGAAACAATCGTAAAAAGACTTGAACAATACCCGGAAGTTAGTTTCATAGAGGGAAAATCCTTTGATACGTTCCTTTCTGAACTGATAAAAGAGTATCAGCGCAGGTACAAGGAATTGACGGGAGAGGAGCAGGAACTTGCCATTTCTGACCCCATTCGGCTGATTTTATATAGTTGTTCTGTTCTGATTTATCAAGGCTTTCAGTATGTAGATCGTGCTGCAAAAATGGGACTTTTAAAATACAGTACAGGGGATTTCCTGGATAATCTGGCGGCCATGAAGAATGTGGAGCGGCTCCCGGCGCAGGCGGCTATGACCACAGAACGTTTTTATCTGTCGGCCGTCAGGGAATCTCCAGTAGTAATTCCGAAAAATACAAGAGTAAAAGGCGATAAGTTGTTTTTCGCAACAACTTTGTTGACGGAAATCCCAGCGGGCGCCGAATATATCGATATCCCGGTCAAATGCCTGACACCTGGCAGTGTCGGAAATGGTTTTCTTCCAGGGGAAATTGCAACATTAGTAGACCCGGTTAATTATATTGAACGGGTAGAAAATATGACAAAGACGGAGGGCGGAGCCGACCAGGAAAGTGATGAGGAGTTGGCCGAACGAATTTATCTATCACCATCATCCTATTCTACCGCCGGACCAGAGGATGCTTACCGTTATTGGGTTATGACGTATAGCACAGAGATTCAGGATTGCAAAATATACAGTGAATCTCCGGGCGAAGTAGATATCTATGTACTGTTGCGGAACGGGGAATTGCCAGGTGAAACCTTTTTAGAGGGACTGAGTGGCTTTCTGGAAAATGATAGCAAACGACCGTTGACAGACAAAGTTATTGTGAAGGCGCCGAGCCAAGAGGCATATTCCATTGACGTCACTTATTACATCAATCGGTCAAATCGGGATATGGCGGAAACAATCAAGCAAAAGGCAGAAGCAGCCTGCCAGAGCTATGTAAACTGGCAACAGGCAGCAATTGCAAGGGACATTAATCCATCAAGGCTGATGTTCGAATTGGTACAGGCTGGAGTGAAATGGGCCGAGATTCGAAAGCCTGTATTTGCAGAAATAACAGGAGCAAAGGTTGCGAAGGCGTCAGCCATAAATCTGGTATACGGAGGTCTTCAGGATGATTAGTTTCAAAGATGCAGATTTGCTTTCCGTGCTACCGGAAAATCTGTCCCAGCCAGAGACACAGGCGCTGAGCGCGGCGATAAAAGGTGGGTTGAGGAACTTGCAGGGGTATGCCAGAGCGGCACCGATTTATGCTGCCATTAAGGAGTTGCCAGACGAAGCGTTAAATCTACTGGCAGTAGAACTACGAGTGCAGTATTATGAGCCGGATACAAAGCGAAGCGTTCGAGAAGGAATGATTAAGCAGACAGTAGCCTGGTATCTGAGAGGGGGAACTGGTTCCGTTTTATCGGAATACCTGGGAACTTTGTTCCAGGGCGGAAGATTGCAGGAGTGGTATATCTATGGAGGAAAACCATATTTTTTTAAGGCTATCGTTGATTTGGCCCTAGACGACGTGATTCATGTGGGGGACGGGGAGAAAATTGTTGACCGAATTCGTGTTTATAAAAATGTACGTTCTTGGTTAGAGGTGCTGGAATTTCATGTTGGCGCCGAATATGGGGTACCTATCAGTTACGAGAACAAAGTATGTTTTCGGTTCCAATTCCACCCACGATATAACTTAGGCTATTTGCATCTGGACGCCCTTTGGAGGCTGAATGGGAGCCGCCGCTTGAATGGTTATGACAGCGAGGAAATGCTGGATTTTTATCCGGTAAAGGTCCGGTTGTGGGCAAAGGTTAGCGGGGGAGCGAGAACAGAGCTGGCCGGAGTCAATATGAACGAGAGAGTACAGGTTGCTATTAAAACAGAATCCATTCAGCAGGTACAGACGGGCGTTGTAAAGAAGATGGAGATGGCAGAACGGTTGAACTGTCGGGTATCGGCAGTATGTAAGATTTTAACAGATAGCTATATGACAAAGTTAAACGGTCTGGATGGAACTTGGAAGTTGAATGGCAGCCGGAAACTCGACGGCGGCCGGTATGCACTATAAGAAAGGAAGGATAGAACATGGCAGAGAATAAAGGTGTAATCACGATGACGGGGAGGAAAAAGCTGTGCATGGCCCATGCTGGCGATGAAACATTACCCAAAATTACGAAAATGGCCTGGGGGGATGGCGGTGTGGATGAGGAAGGAACTCCGAAACTGGCAACGGGGAACGAAGTAGGCCTGTATAACAAGCTTTTGGAAAAAGCGATCGAAAGCCATAGTTATACCAGTGATGACAAGACAACTTGCCGGTACACAGCTACGCTGGAGGCAGGGGAGCTGACGGGTAAGGAAATATCGGAGATGGGGCTGTTTGACGAGGCTGGCGATTTGATTGCTTACCGGACCTTTATGCGGAAAGGAAAAGATGAAGACATCCCACAGATTTATGATATGGACGAAATTTTTTAAAGAGGAGGCACCGCATGGCATTTATAATCAAGAATCCTCCGGAATTTACACGGGAGGTGACACAGTGGACGAGGGAGACACTGGCTGATGGTGCAGAAATGGCGGAAGTGCCGGAAGCACTATTGAATAACGATATTTACCTGAAGACTCAAATAGAACGTCTGGAGCATGTAACAGAAGTTACTCTTACGGCACCTGGCTGGACTGGAGAAACCGCACCGTACAGCCAGATGGTTCTGGTTTCGGGAGCCGCGGAAGGGATGGAGCCGACCGTGGTCAGCGCCCTGGCGGATGGGGCCGATGCAGCCACAGCAAAGGCATATATCAAGGCGTTTGGGATTATCTGTGGTGGCACAGCAGAGTTGACTGATGGACAGGCCGTATTTAAAGTTTATAAGAAGCCGGTGACGGACATTACAATCGGCCTGAAGGGAGTGTGAGGGTATGAGTAAGATATGGATGCCGGGAGGCGGAGGCGGTGGTGCCGGTTCGGACGAATGTACGCTTGTGAAAGCGAATGTACCGACTGGACTGAAAGCGGTGACCGCCGATTCAGATGATGAAGCGGTGGAAGGAACTTTAGACACGGAAACAACATTAGCGGATTCGCAGGCACTTTCGGGCCAAACGTTTTTAAAATTCAACCCGGTAACGAAGCTGTTTGAACGGCGAGTGGGTGGGATGACGAACCGGGGAGCGGTCATTCAGGAGCTGGGAGCTGGAGGAAGTTATACAATTCCAGATGGGTTTCACAACGGATCCGGTAAGGTAACGGCAAAGAGTCTGGCCAGCCAGACACCTGGCGATTCGGCAGCCGGGCATATCCTTGCCGGAAGAACGGCATGGGTAAACGGTAGTAAAATCACTGGGACGATTCCCAGCCAGTCGGGAGGAACATTGACACCCTCCACATCGGCAGTAACTGCAAACTGTTCTGGCAAATACATGACAAGCAATTACACCATTCCAGCATTCGCCTTACCGCCAGCAAACGCTCTCCGCAAAGGCTATTCCTATACCTTGTACGGGAAGACAGTTACTGGGACGTTGGAACAATGGTTATCTTCTCCTGCTGATGTTACAGGGAATGAGACAGGAGTAACAAAGATAGGTTCTTCGACTGGTTTCTTTTCTTTCATGACATCTACATCACCAAAAAGCATAAACGTGTTTTGCGGTAGTAGTGGTGGCTCAACATTGGGGAGACTTAATACAGCAGTAAATGTTTCACCATATAAATACTTGAAACTATTGGTAGCTAGAGCATACGATAAGTCTGGATCATCCTACTACACTAAAATAGGGATATCGTTGAATGCAGACGGCAGTGGCATTCAATATGGTCAGGAGGTACTTGCTAATAGCACTGTTACTAATTATGCTGTAATTATGGACGTTACAAATTACAGCGGAATGTATTTTATTTATGTATCCGTAAGGAGTGCAAGCACTACCAAAGAAAACGGAATAATGGGTGGATTTATATCTCTATCCAATTCATAAAGACGGAATCAACAATTATGAAATAGTCTTTACGGAGAGCGTTTGCTGGCGGTAAGGCGAATTATAATTGAGAAAGAGAGGTATCCTATGTGAATGAGATTTTGCAGTATATAGTTGGTCATTGGATAGAATGGTTGTTTGGTGGAGCTTTTGGCCTCCTGAGCATTGGACATGCCCGTCTTGCCCGGCGGCAGAAAGAGGATAGCCGCAAAAGCAATGCGATTAACGATGGCATCCAGGCATTGCTTCGCGATCGCATCATCCAGGCTTACAACCACTATCAGGACAAAGGGTATTGCCCTATCTATGGCAAGGAAAATGTCAAGCGTATGTATGACGCCTATCACGAATTGGGCGGAAATGACGTCGCAACCAAATTAAAAGATACATTGTTGGATATGCCGGAGGAACCGGCAGAAAGAGAGGAGTAGAATGGATTTAACCTTTATTACACAGCATTACATACCAGTTGTTTTAGTGGCCTGCCTGGTGGTCGGCTACTGCATTAAGCATATCAAATGGCTGGAAGCGGTCAGCAATCAGTATATCCCGTCAATCCTGGCAATCCTGGGAGCAGTCCTGGGATGTGTGGCCGTCGGAGCAGTAAGCCTGGAAAGTATCGTGTACGGGGCCGTAACGGGACTTGCCAGTACCGGCCTGCACCAGGTTTTCAGCCAGATAATTAATAAAGAATAATAAGTAACCTGGGGAGCCGATTGGCTCTCCTTTATTTTATAATTTAAGCCATGAAAAGGAGATTAAAACTATGACAAACTGTAAGAAACACAAAATCAATGATGCAAACCACTACAAACACTTAACACCGGACACGGACTGTACTTGTGATGTTGGTATTAATGGCCCAGCTGGGGACCCGGACTTAATCGCGAAGGGGAGCGGAGGGTATGACCACCCTCAGACTCCGCCGGCGAAAGGGCCGGGAGCAGACCCGGAGCTGCTGGCGAAAAGTAAGCCGCCGTTAAAGCATCCGGAAACACCTGCACCGACTGGACCCGCAGCAAAATAATTGCGATATCGCAACAGTACATAGGGCCTGGGATACCCCGGGCCTTTTTTGATTGGAGGCAGTTATGCAGATACATAAATTATTGACACCATATAATTACAACCCTGGCCAGTTAAGCCGTATCAAGTATATCGTAATCCACTATGTAGGCGCCACCGGCGGGGCAGAAGCCAACTGCAAATACTATGCCAGCGGCCGCATCGGGGCCAGCGCCCATTATTTTGTTGGTTTCCAGGGGGAGATTTGGCAGTCGGTAGAAGATAAGAATATTGCCTGGCACTGCGGCGCAAAAGCCTACAAGCATCCCGAATGCCGCAATGCAAACAGCATCGGAATTGAGCTGTGTGTCAGAAATAAGGGCAGTCAGGCCGATACCAGCCGCGACTGGTACTTTGAGGACGCCACGGTGCGTTCGGCTGTGGCCCTGACAAAAGAACTGATGGACAAGTACAACGTGCCGGCGGAGCGGGTCATCCGGCATTACGATGTGACAGGCAAGATATGTCCAAACCCATTTGTTTATAATCACACGAAACACACATGGGAGGCGTTTAAAACCGCCCTGACCGCGCCTGAGACGGCTCCTGCGGGCTGGCAGAGGGACAGTCAAGGCAGATACCGCTATGGCAAACCTGACGGCAAATACGCCGCAAATGAGTGGCTGCTGATTAACCATCATTGGTATCTCTTTAGCAAAGACGGGGTGATGCTGACCGGCTGGCAACGGTGGAATGGCAGCAGCGTCATCGGGCTGGATGAACCGGGAGACTGGTATTTCCTGGACAATACAACTGGAGGGTCGCTTGAGGGCGCATGCTGGCACGAGCGGGCCGGAGGGTTTGGCGGTCTGGAGATATGGAAAGCAGATTAATTTAAAACGCAAAATTTGTAATATTTTGTCACAATCAAGCCCCTCGATCGTTTATATAGTATAGAAGAGGGGCTTGCCATATCCTACTCTTCACCAGGCCCCGGACCCTCAGCTGGGGCCTCTTTATCTTTCATATCAATTTCTTCAGCAATTTTTCTCAGTTCCTCCCGTATTTCATTGGGACTATACTTTGTTCTTTTTTGGGGTAATTTGCCCGTTTTACAAAAATGAATGATATGGCATATAACCCCGGTTACAACGCGGTCGACAACAGACCGATAATAAATAAGATTATTTTTAATGTGGCTCTTTTTCATGTAGTTCCCCCTTTCGTTCTAACTTTATCATACTACTTTGGTACAGTGGTGACGCTGGAATTATATGGTAATTATTTGCAGTAGTATTATAACGTAATTATAAAGTAAATACTATACTATATAAAATCTATTTTAGATTTTTGGATAGGTTACAATGGTAGTATAAAATATTACAGAGTTGGGAAGTAAAAATGATGGATGAAGGTTATGTGCTGGAGAGAATTGAAGAATTATGCGATAAAGAGGGCTGGTCGCATTATGTACTGGCAAAGAGATCAGGCATATCACAGTCTACCATATCAAATATGTTCAGCCGAACTAATCAACCGACATTTATCACAGTGGCAAAGATTTGTGACGCCTTCGGAATCACGATGGCCCAGTTTTTTAATTCTAAAAAGCACCTTGATTTGACAGAAGAACAAGAAGACATTTTGTGTATGTTTGACGCTATGTCTTCCCAGAAAAGGGAATTGGTTAAGGCTTTTATGAATGGGCTAATGAAAAGTTAA